TTAAATTTCTGGACATACATTTGTATGTCCAATCGTGTCGGTGGCGTTGTTTTTGACGCTGACAGGTAAGTTAACTGGGCTGCCAAGGGAGATATCCGGCAAGTGGCTGATGGCATCCCGGTGCAACTCGGGGCGGACATGCTGATAAACCCGCATGGTGGTGTCCGGTCTGGAATGCCCCAAAAGTTCGGATGTCGCCTTCAGGTCTGCATTGTTTTGAAGCAAGGTGGTAGCGAAGGCGTGCCGGAGGCTGTACAGGGGAAGACGCCTTGTAACCCCTGCCTTCTTTTTTGCCGATGCATAAGATTTTTTCAAAGAGTCGATCCTTTTCCCCCCATAATGAATAATGAACCCGCATTTTAATTCCACATCTTCTTTCTTCCAGGATTCAAGCTGTAAACAAAACGACGGATGCAGGGGGATCACCCGGAATTTGAGCCCGTTTTTCTGGGCGGAGCGGATGAAGATTGTCCCTGCAGTTAAATCAACATCATCCCATTTCAGACCGAGCAGCTCACTGACCCCTGGCCTTAGTCCGGTATAATAACAGATATTGATTGCGCGGACCAGGTGCGCGGGTGAATGTTTCAAGATCGATTTGATTTCATCCTGGGAAGGCGGCTGTATGATTTCATCATCTCGTTTGGGCTTTTCATACCCAATCAGGGGATTTCTCAAGATGAATTTTCGTTTTACACCCCAGTTCAGGATTGCCTGAATGTCTGTCAGGTCACGGTGAATCGTGGTCTTTTTTTTGCCGGCCTTCAGTCGTTTGGCAACAAATTGATCTATCCGGTAATGGGTTATCTGTGCAACTTGTATATGCCCCAGCTCGGGAGATATCACGGATTCAAGCTTGTACAGCAGGGCGGATAAAGAGCTCGGCTGCATATAATTTGCCCGGGATTCAAGATAAGCATTAGCAAGCTCAGAAAATGTCGGGGATAATTTTCTTTCATCGTTTCCGGTGCGGTATTCATGCAGGTTCAGGGCATTATTCCGTTCAATCGCCTTTTTTTCAGCGTCAAGACCCCGGCCGAAGAATTCCCTTTTTAGTTTTTCCCCCTCCCGATACTGGACGAACCAGCGGCCGTCTTTGCGTTGATGGACACTCATGGCGGGTACCTGTCAGCAATGGACGGAAGAGGCAATTTGAAGAAGTTTTGCAAGAGGCTCATCTATTTACATTCTTGAAGATATTGAAAATATTCTTCCCGGGAAATTTGTGCGCTCCTGATGTTGGAATGAATAATATCCTGATCCACCTCTTTGTATGCCGGAATCACAATGGGTCTGGCGCAATCTTTTCGGGTATAAATCCGGTGGTCTCCCTTCTGCCTTTCAAAAACGAATCCAGCCTTTAAAAAAATGCACTCCAAAACTTTCCAATGAACAGGATTTATGCGTGGCAATTGTCCGCACACCTTTGGTTAGACAACAACGCCAGTGGAATGTCGATGAATTTGTTTCTTGAAGTCGTCATGATTTTCTTCTTAATTGCCGGACCTACGGAATTGAAGCCACACTCCCGGAGAACCTGTTCAAGAGTCCCCCGCTCCAAACATGAAATCAAAAACAGCGACAATGCTTCAGATAGATTATCCGTGGCTTTTTTTTCGGTGTCTCCTTGGGAAAAAACATCCAAAACCGGGCATGATGCCACATACCATCGATCTTTTTTAATAACCCTTATGGGTAGTTTTACGGTCATGGTTATGTCGTTTTTCTGCATTTTTCACCATATTTTTATATCTTTAATTGTCCAAAATCAATTTTCAGTGCTGCGGCAATCTTTTCAAGCGTTGCTTTTCTCAGCCTGGCAGCTGCCCATTTTACCGGCCAGCGGTTCCTGGCAAATCCCTTTACACTCCCCCGCAATGCCCGAACAAGTGAAAAGCATTTGTCTACCGTCATCCTAACTCCTTTATGTTTGAAACTTTTATCATACTTAAAGTGTAAATACATGCTTTACGATTGTCAACAGCATTCCCGATGAACCTGATACAGACATGAAATCAAAAAGCGGTCCGGAGAATAATATCAAGCATCTCTCATATCTTTCCACTGCCAAATCACTCTTCCAACGCACAATTCATTCCAATCAAGCCCAGTTGGTTCGGGAATAAAGTCAGGATTATCACTGACAAGATAAAAGCCCTGTTCCCATTTTCCAACACGCTTTACGGCTGCTATCATATCTGCTGTCCTGACAACAAATATTTTTCGATCGGCATATTCTTTATCGTCAAGGTCAACCACGATGATTGACCCTTCAACAACGGTTGGCTTCATAGAGTCCCCGCCGACTCTAAGCGCTCTGAGATTATGCTTTACATGCCCATGAAGCTCAGACTTGTAAACGATCAGTGTTGATGCCGGTTCTTCATTTGGATCAAAAATCAGCCCCTTCACTCCAACCGACAGCTTTCCCGATTCGTATAGGGGGATACCTCTGTAATATTCGCTGATACCATTTAAACGGTCCTTGTCAGCCTTGGAATTAACCTGGACAACAAGGTTGTGGGTTTGAGATAGGGGCTGATTCCCCGCTATCTTTTCGGGTGGGGGAAAGCCAGTTTCGAGCAATGATCTGCCGAGATCGACAAATTCGTCATATGAAAAACCAAACGCTTTAGCAATTTTAATTTGATTTTTCAGCCCCGCATTTCTTGTCCCAGAATAAATTTGAGAAAGCATTGATTGGCTTATGCCGGTTTCATGATGGATTCGTTTTTGGACACCATCCCTTTTTCCTTCAGGAAGATGATGTTTAAACGCAATGTAAAAACAAGAGTCGTCATCGTCGTCGTCGTCTTCTTTCATAATATTACAATTGTAAATTATAGCCATGGTAAAATAAATGTATTTAATATCTCAAATGTAATATTATTTTATTGACAATATCGCATATGTGAAATAATAAATACATCCATGAATAATATTAAGCAAAAAATGCTATCTGAAATGGCAAATGTCAGTCAGTCGATGCTATCCCAAATTCTCAGCGGGAAAAGACGATCTGGTTGGAAAACCGCCAAGCGACTTGCCTCTGTTACCGGTTCAACCCCAGAACAATGGCTCGAAGCCCCACCCGATATCCTGCGCCGTATCATCCAAAACATGCGGGTGCAAAGAGATGAATTCTACCAACTTGAAAGAAAATGACCAAGGTGCAAATTGTTGACGCTTTTAATACTGCTCGAAAAAACGCCAAAAACAGGAAAGAAAACATTTCTTATACATAAATTCAAAACCCTATTTGCAATAAATCCTTAAACCAGGAGTATCCCTATGCAATTGCAATGTTCTGAATGCGTGTTTGGGTTTGGAGGTAGAGCCATGAAGACAAACAATCCCCTCAATATCAAGATTGATGACCGGTTACTTGGTGTCGTCAACACAGCAACAAATTCCCTGGACTGTTCGCTATCCGAACTTGTCCGCGCCTGCCTGGAAATCGGAATCCCTGTCCTTATAGCCCATCCCGATATGGTTAAATTATTGCCGTTAAGGGCGTCCGGGTCAATAAAATAGGGGTAATAAAATGGTATTACAACCGATGGGGCAGGCCGAAATCCTGTTGTCTCTGATCAATAAAGCCATGAAGGAACTGGAATTGATCAAACAGGAAGTGCGGGCCACGTTGCCGGCTGTCGAGAAAAGATCCGGCGTGCCGATTGTGGACCCGCGGACCGGGATGCCGTTCAGGGAAAAGAAGGCGCCATGCCTGCAGTGCCAGCCGGAAACGGGCGGAACGAAGAAGGGAGCTGAAAAACGATGAATGAAAGGTGCGAATTTGTAAAGGTAGCGGCGGAGTCAGTTGTCTTATTTGCGGCAATTATCGCCAGATGAAGTTTCCATCCGTAACAACCATCCTGTCTCCGTTCACTGATTTCTCTGGGATACGGCCGGATGTCCTGGCGGCAGCGGCTGAGCGCGGGAACCGGGTCCATGCAGCATGTGCAGTGCATGCCCGGGGATTGTGGGCGGATTGTTTTCTGCGGCAGGAAGACAAGGGCTTTTTTAAGAGTTTTCTGGGCTGGACAGATCGGGCCGTGATGGAGTTTAAGGCCATCGAAATCGAGCTGATCAACACCAAACTCGGCTACATGGGGCACCCGGACGCAATCGTTAGAATGAAGGGTGATAGTCGGTTGACAGTCATCGATTACAAAACGCCGATGTCAGCATCAAAAACGTGGCTGCCCCAAATAGCGGCATATGCACATCTGGCAAAGGAAGGCGGATATGATATCAAGCGCGGACTTGCCGTTCGGCTGAGGAAGTCAGGCGGGAGCCCGATATTGACACAGGTCGATATCGACGGAGAACCCTGGGCTGCATTTCTGAACGCACTTGGAGCTTACAGGTACTTTAAAAAAGGGAGGTAAGGCGAATGGATTTCATGGCAGCGGTAAAACAGGTTGAGGAAGCGCCGGCTGTACCTGTTCCGCCGGCATTGATTGGCATCAATGCGACCCATGCATGCCGGGTATTGAAACAGATGTACCTGCCTGAAATCGAGCGGATGAAGGCCCAGGCCCTGGCACATGTCGTAACAGATGAAGCCGGCCAAAACGGGGCTATCACAATGGCCGGACAAGCAAAAAAACTGGCAACAGCGATCGAGAAAAAGCGCAAAGAGGTTATCGAGGCGCCGAGTGAGTTTGTAAAGACTGTGAATAATTTCGTCAAAGTTTTTAAGGATACTCTTGACGAGATTGACAGGAAGTTGAAAGCCGGCATCCAGGCACACATGACCAAGGTCCAGATGCAGCAAAGGGAGGCTCAGGAACGTGCGCGAATGGAAGCCGCAAAAATACAGCAGGAACTGGATGCACGGGCAGCGGCACTGAACGCCCAGCGGGAAGCTGAGGCGCGGAAAGCAGTGAAGACCGGCAAATCTGTCAAGCCGATCGAGGATGAAGTATTGGCTCCGATTGTGGTGGCTCCAGTGGTCCCGGTTCAAAAGGTTTTCCGCTCGGAAACCGGGTCTTCCGTGCATCTCCGGAAAGATTGGGTTTGGGATGTTCTGGACATCAGTCTGATTCCTGGAAAATATCTTATGGTTGACAAGGTTTCCGTGAACCAGGCCGTCAAAAGCGGAATCCGGGAAATTCCGGGAATTCGAATCTATGAAACAGAATCTGCAATCATCAAAGCATGACGACTTCGTAAAAAGTAAGGAGGTGGGTTATGGAAGCAAGTTTACCGACGGTACAAAGCCGGTCTTTCGGGATAACCCCGAGGGGAATTGACGAGGCAATCCGGCTTGCCAAAATCATGGCGGCATCCGGATTGATGCCCAAATCGATCGAAACCCCGGAAGCCGTTTTCGTGGCCATGCAGATGGGCGCGGAAATCGGATTGTCACCGATGGCGAGCGTTCAGAACATTGCTGTAATAAATGGGCGGCCTGGTATTTACGGCGATGCGGCCCTTGCGATTGTCCGGTCTTCCGGACTGCTTGAAGAATTCAAGGAATGGTCGGAAGGTGAGCGGAAAAAACCCGGCTGGACGTATTTCTGTCGGGTGAAAAGAAAGGGTTCTGAAGCGGTTACCGGTTCATATTCGTGGGCTGAGGCGTTAGAGGCCGGTTTTGATCAGGTGAAACCTGAAAGCCCGTGGAAAAGATGGACGAATCGTATGATGCAATTTAAAGCACGCAATTTCGCCATGCGGGATCAGTTCGCGGATTTCCTGAAGGGAATCCGGACCATCGAAGAAAACAGCGATGCGATTGTTTTGGAATCTACAGTCGGCAATGACGGGCATGAACAGTATCAGTTAAAGGCCCCGGCAGAAACCGAATTGTCGGGAAGCGGAAGTATTGATGAAAACGCTTTTGATATTCTTGCGGCAGAACAGTACCCGGAAGGCCAGGAAAAGCTCGTTGAATTTGTTGTTCTTACGGCAAAAGCCAACAGTGCGAGTGTTGACGATCTTAAAAACCGTGCAGTCGGAAATTGGAATGAATTTATCAAAGCGTTTGAGACCTGGGTGTCGAAACAAGCCTCGGCAAAAAAAGAACCGGAGAATGAAAAAGTGATTTCGGCTGCCCCGGAAACGACGGCGCCAACTCCTGCTCCGGATCCGGCAAGCAGGCCAGTAAACGTAACTGACCACCAGTGCCCCCGGAGTGATGCCGTGGTATGGAATGATTTCCGGACCCGGTACATAAACCTGAAAGGCCCCGGTTTTTCAACTTTTGTTTTCCAGAACCTTGATTTATTCCGGCACTGCCCGCAAGACTTGCGGATGGAAGCGGTTGAAAAGTGGGTAAAATTGTACCCGAATCAGCCCTGGCCACTTGCGGGCCCACAAGCGCCCGCACCGGAAATACCGGCATCGGAAAAAAGCGCAGCCGCTATGCCCCTGAGTTACACCCCCCAGTACAAAAACCTGATGACACGAAAGGCTGAGTTCCCCAATGAGTATGCTGAGACAAAAAAAGAACTTGGTGTTATGCCGAACACAGTAGAGGACTGCGAAAAAATACTGACTCGCATGATGGAAATGGTTGAAGCTCAAATAGACGGAAATACTGGGATCCCTGATGGTGCAGAACCTGACGGATATGAAAGGTTTTAACGGCTAATCTGACTGGATGCCTCCCCGCTGGCGACCCGGCCCGTCAACGGCAATAATAAAGATTCTGTCGCAATCCAGTTCCAGTCAGGAAAAATCATTTCTGGGAAACAGAATCAAGGCCGGGGGTTTCTGAATAATGAATTGGAGAAATCATGGAATATTCAGATCCAAAACTTAACGCATGGGTCGGTATCGATCCGGGCGCTACGGGTGCTTGCGCATTGTTAAATGAAAATGACCACTACGATATTTTGGACTGGGAAGATGAATTTGTATTATCTGAGACCATTTCAGAATGGAAAGAAATCTATAACATCAAAATCGTTGTTGTGGAAGCGCAGCATTCGATGCCGAAGCAAGGCGTTTCGAGTACATTCAAATTCGGCATCAATTATGGTTTAATCCGCGGAGTATTAGCTGCACAAAAAGTGCATACCGAGCTTGTCTCTCCGCAAGTATGGCAACGTGTCATGCTTCACAACGCTGATGGACCCGATACCAAGTCAAGGTCTTTGGTTTCTGCACGCAGGCATTTCCCAAATCTTCAACTCAAAAAGTCTCAACACGGAAGGAGTGATGCAATACTTATGGCTTTATTTTCCAAGCGCCTTTTTCCTGTTTAAAAAAAATGACTCAAAGGAGAACCGCATGAAACGCATGTTTTTTTATGGGGTGTTTGTCGGAATTTTAAAAACGGGAGGCGCTTGACGGTAATTCGGCAGGTGTCATGGCAAATTTTGATTCAGCAGGAATCGGACCAAAAGGAGCCTTTTTTATTGGTCCGAAAAAGCCCGGAAATTATAAAAAAAATACCACGTTATGATTAATAGATAGGGGGAAAGTCATGTGCGATATTGTCTGGGTCATCAACAAAAACACAAATGTCAAAAAAAGACTGGCAAAGTACGAGCGGATCGCTGGTTGCAACGAAAAAACCGGCGAGGTTTATATGCCTGCCGCACTCTTCGGTGGAGAATCCAACTGTATGATATGTTTATCTTTTGATGGGGTTGATTCACTTATTTACAATAAACACCTCTATTGTCCTGTGTCCTGGTTGAAAAAAGAATATCCATCAGATGCGATTGCCATTGAAAAAGCAGCGGAAAATATCCGGGAACTCGTACGAAATCAAGCGAAAGAAGTTCTAAATTTTCGGAAATCATAATCGGTCTTGTAGAAATTTTCTCCGCCCAGGTGACAAAGCCGGAGCTGGCCATGCGCTTTGATGCTTTGCGCGGAATGCCAGGGTGTTTTCCGTGACAAAAAAAGCAAAAAACAAATCCCGTAAAAAAACCAATTTTCAATCTATACCGGATAATTACGGGAACGTTACCGACCTTGCCAACCGCCTTGGCGTCACCAAGGGACGTGTTTCTCAACTCCACCAGAAAGGCGCTTTCGGCGATACATTTACCAGGCTCAACAACAGGCGATACATCATCGACATTGAAGCTGCCGTTGAAAATGTCAAAAAATATTCAGATCCCGTGGTCCGCGGACATAAAAACAAGATCGCCAGGTTGAACCTCCCGGATACACCACCTGAGCAGCGGACAGATGACAGAAGGCAGAAGGCAGAAACAGCAAAAACCATTGAGTTAGCAGGAATGTCCTTTAGCGCAGCTCGAACGTTAAAAGAACAGTATAACGCCGAAATGAAAAAACTGGATTATGAGGAACGGGCCGGAAAATTGCTCCGGGACGAAGATGTCAGGAAAGGCGCCTTTGAAATGTACCGGAAAACCCGCGACAGTCTGTTAAACATCATCGACAGAATCAGCGCCCAGCTTGCAGCCGAAAAGAAGGAAGCCAATATCCGGATAATCCTGGAAAATGAAATCCGAAACGCTTTGACGCATATCCGAGACAGTTCCGATGATTAATAGCCGCACTTTTTTTATTCAAGCCGCCTGCGCAGGTCTTGAACTGGATCCCCTGACCACTGTTGACGAATGGGCAGATGAGAAACGGGTTTTAAATACCGTTGCTTCCCGTGAAGCCGGCAACTACCGCACAAAGCGCACGCCATATCTGCGGGAGATCATGCAGGTACTCTCGGTAACCGAAACAGAGGTAAACGACGTCGTTGTTATGAAAGCCACGCAGATTGGCGGATCTGAAGTGGCAAACAATTTTATCGGTTATATTATCGACTGTGCCCCCGGTCCGATACTTTATATGTTGCCTACCGTGGAGCTGGCGGAACGCCACAGCCGGAACCGTATCGCCCCCATGATCGAAAGCATCCCCTCGATCGCTGCAAAGGTCCACCCGATAAAAAGCCGCACCGGCGGTAACACGGTACTGGCAAAAAACTTTGTCGGCGGCGCACTGTACATGGCCGGCAGCAACTCCGGCGCGGCTTTTAGAAATATCTCCATCCGATATCTGATCCTGGATGATATCGATGGGTTTGAACCGGATATCGGCGGTGAAGGAAGCCCCGTGAGCCTGGCCGAGCGCCGGACCGATACTTACTCCAGCCGGAAAAAAATTTTAAAGATCAGCACACCGACCCAGAAAGGCGGATCCCTGATCGAAAAAGAATTCCAGAAATCCGACCAGCGGTATTATCACGTGCCCTGCCCTTTTTGCGAGACCGTGCAAATCCTTATTTTCTCCACCAATAACGAAGAATATGGACTTAAATACACAGCGGAAAACGGTGAGATAACAGATGTCTGGTACACCTGCATGCGCTGCCGTGAAAAAATCAACGAGCATTACAAAAGCAGGATGTTGAAAAATGGAAAATGGGTACCCCTGCAACCCAATCGGAAAAAACGCGGATATCACATCAGTGGTCTTCTGTCCCCCCCGGGGTTTGTATCCTGGCGCCAGATCGCTCAAGAATACATTGACGCAAAAAATGACCCCATGGCCCTGAAGGTCTGGGTAAATACCCGACTCGGCGAACCTTATGAAGTTGCCGGGGAACAACCGGAATGGGAAGATCTCCGGCACCGGTGTGAACCTTACCCGCCGATGAAGCCGCCCCCGGGTGTCGTGTTCATCACGTTTGGCATTGACGTACAGGAAAACCGCATTGTGATTGTGATCCGTGGATGGGGAGTCGGTGAAGAATCCTGGCTTATCTGGCATGGGGAGATATACGGGGAATGGGAAATGCAGCTTGACGACTTGATTGCTTTCAACTTCACGCGCGATGATGCAGGCATCCCGGTTGTCGGTGTCGCCATCGATTCAGGTTATAAAACACAACAGGTTTATAACTATTGCCGGAAAAAAGACAGCCGCATATTCGCTGTAAAAGGCGAGCGAGCACGCAATAAACCCGTGCTCGGGAAACCATCGGTCCAGGATCTGAACTGGAAAGGCAAACTTATACCCAAAGGCGTCAAATTATGGCCGGTCGGAACCGATACCGCAAAATCCACCCTTTACGGACGGCTGAAAAATATTACCACGCCCGGCCCCTGCTGTTACCACTGGTATGAATCCGTTACGGATGAGTATTTTCTTCAACTGACTGCTGAAAAAATCGAAACGCATATAAAAGGCGGTTTTCCGTACCTGGAATGGGTGAAAACGCGGGATCGAAACGATGCACTTGATGCAGAAATTTACGCATACGCCGCCGCTATCCGCGCCGGTCTTCTCTGGCTCGGCAATCCCAAAAAACCGACGAAGACCGCCACCTCTCAGGCTCCCTTTAAAAAGAAAGTTACCGTGATCAGCTCATTCATGGAGCGGCAAAAGGGGAAACCATGACAATCGGAAAATTTACTTATGTTCACAAAGCCGCACAGGAGCTTTGTTGCACCGAACGACACATTTACGATTTGATCAAATCCGGTAAGCTTAAAGCCATCAGGCTCGGGCCTCGCGGCTTGCGTGTGTTGAAAGACTCCATTGATAAGTACATCAAGAAGAACATGCTCAAGGTATCTAAATTTTGATGGCTTCGCAAAAAGTCCAATCTCTGCGTTGCACTGCATCCTTCGTCATTGCGGCGTACGAAAAGTACGCCTCACTCCTCAGGGTTTGTGCGCCTTGATCTTGAACGTTTTGCTTTGCCATCATGATCTGCATTTTTCTTTCAGCATCGAGGGCGGCAGCATGTCAATAGGAACCGGATTCATCAAGCTACACCGGGCAATTCTTAATTCGGAAGTTTTTCAAAACGTAGCGCTGTTCAAGGTTTGGATATGGTGTTTGTTAAGAGCAAACTTCAAAAAATGTTCCTACAGCATACCAGCGGGCAAGGGTACGGCTGTTATTGAATTAGAACCGGGTCAATTTATTTTTGGAAGAAATAAGGCGGCGCTTGAACTTAAAATGACCGAGAGCGGACTTTATAAACGAATACAAAAATTGAAAAATTCCGGGAACATCACCGTTGAAAGCAACAACAGATTTTCAATTATTACCATTGTAAAATGGCGTACTTACCAGGATTGCATCGGAATTGGCAACAGGGAGAACATGGACGAAAAAAAGAAACAGCAAAGTAACAGCAAAAGCAACAACAAAAGTAACAGCCGAAGAAGCAGCGAAAGCAACAACAAAAATGATCAAATTATAACTGAAATTTCAGATAGTTGTAATCGTGGCGATGAAAAAAGCAACAACAAAAGCAACTGCAAAGTAACAGCTAAAGCAACTGCAAAAAGTTTTGAAAAGGATCACAGGATAAGAAGTAAAGAAAGAAAAGAAGAAGAAAGAAAAAAAAATTCTAGCGAATTTTCTTCCGGTGAGCTGGAAACCCCAACAGAAGTTTTCATTTTTAAAATTCCCCTTAACGACAAAACAGAATTTGGAATCACTCAAAAAGATTACGACAAATGGCAGGATACTTTCCCGGCGGTAGATGTCATGGCACAACTGAAACGCATGGCACTATGGTGTGATGACAATCCGAAGAACCGGAAAACTTCACGGGGAGTCCGAAAATTCATTTCTTCCTGGCTATCGAAAGAACAAGACCGGGCACAACGTGTCAATCCAGGGTTCAAAAAATATGACAATGCGGCGAACATCAAAAAAATGATGGAGGAGCTCAGCGATGATTAACAAGAAACGGCTTTTGGAAATGATGGTTGACTTTGCCGAGGTTTGGCCGCGTGAAGTCACCCCCAAACTTGTGAACCTTTACGCGGATGTCTTGAAGGGATACCCGGCTGAAGATATTGAAACCGCTTTCCGGCAGGTTCTTGCAACAAACAGATACAAGTTTCCTGACCCTTCCGCATTTGTCGAGGCACTGGGCGGATACACGCATTCAGGGGTTCAGACGAAGAATCCCATGCGAGAGTTCCGGGCGGGTGATCTTTCTTTTAACGCTGACCCAAAGGATTGACCATGATTTCAGAATCATTGCCGCATAACGAAACAGCCGAGCTGAGTTTGTTGTCGGCATGTTTGCGAGATCCCCAAAGCCTGACCGATTCGGGTGACCTGCTTTCTCCGGGCGATTTCTATTCATCCAGGAATGGGAAGATCTTCAAAGTTTTTATGGAGTGCGCAGTCAGAAACCCGGAAAAACCGCTTGAAATGGCCGAGGTGATGACCGCGTTACAGCGTGAAGGCGTTTCCCTGTCCGTTATTCCCGAGCTTGACTTGGAGCCGATAGCCGTCAATATCGCAAGGGTTGCCGGGATCATCAAAGAAAAAGCCGTTCTACGGAGAACCATCGAAACATCATTGGCCGGAATCAAGGCCATGATGACCTGCAACTGTGATGCCACTGAAATCATTGACGACTACCAGCGGAAGATTCTTTCAATCGAAATTTTCGGCAGGGCTGCGTGTGAAGCGTCCAGTATCAGCGAGCTGGTGAACGAGAGCCTTGACCGATATGAGCTTGCAGCGACAAAGGGCGGGGTTACCGGCCTTCCCACGGGCCTTTGTGACCTTGATGCGGTGCTGGGGGGCCTTCAGCCTTCTGACCTGATAATTTTGGCAGCCAGGCCGAGTATGGGCAAAACCGCCTTTGCCTTGAATATCGCCGAGCGGTGCGGCGTTCCGGCGATTGTGTTCAGCCTTGAAATGTCAAAAAACCAGTTATCTGACCGGTCGTTATCCGGGCGGGCAAGAATAAACCTTTCCCGGCTGACCACCGGCAAACTGTATGCCGATGATTGGGACCGGCTGAACCAGGCAGCCGGGGAGGTTTCAGAATTGCCGATTTACGTTGATGACAGTCCGGCGCTCCATTTTTCGGAAGTCAGACGGCGGGCGCGGATAGCGTACAAGCGGCACGGAATCCGCCTTGTGGTCATTGACTATCTGCAATTGATGCGCGGCGATGCAGTAAAAGGGAACCGTGAAGCCGAGATCGCAAGCATTTCCAGGGCGCTGAAGGGTCTTGCAAAAGAATTGTGCATTCCTGTCCTGGCGCTGAGCCAATTAAACCGAGAATTGGAAAAACGCAGCAACAAAAGGCCGCAGCTGTCTGACCTGCGTGAAAGTGGTCAAATTGAACAAGATTGCGATGTCTGCCTGTTTCTCTACCGCGATGAAGTCTATGACAAGTCACCCGAAAATCCGAACAGGGGCATTGCTGAAATTATCGTGGCGAAACACCGCAACGGGCCTATCGGCTTTGCAAAGGTTGCGTTTAATCCTGAAACTGTAATGTTCCGGAACCTTTGCCGGGGAAGATGAAAAATTGGTTGTTTGAGTATATATGTTTATTAAACACATACCTCTATGGAAACACCCGTGAAAAATCCTTGCCATCCCTTAATAATCCTGCAACGACATTGCTTCTACCCTTAAGCGCCATGCCGTGCATGTTGTATATACAAGTTGACTGCCTTTTTGTTGAGTTTTTTTTGATGTTTTTTAGGCGTGAATGCAGGACCGTTTTGACGTCTGTGACTGGGCTGGTGGATTGCGACATTTATGTTCCATTAATGGGGGAACCCCGGCTGCGCCTCGGTAGGTGGTAACTATTATAAATATAACCATAATATGGTAGAGAAAATTCATGTGTTGCAACATTTTGTAACGTGAATGATACACAAAAAAGCGGCGCCCTTGAGAGGATGCCGCTGACAGACGGACTGAACTACGCGGCTTTGGCTTCTTCATCGCAAACGGCCGGATCGAGCACGATGTACTTTTTCTTGAAAGAAACCAGCCCGGTGCTGGCCCGGAACACGCCTGCGAGCTCGTATTGATAGACATGATATGCATACGACACGCACGCCCCCTTGCCGTTATAAAAATAAATATCATATGCCTTGTGAGCGTTTTGCGTGACATGAATCATGGTAACGCCATTGACTGCGCAAACATCGATCTGCAGGGCATTGTGGCTGCTGAGGATATTGTGCGCCCCAACTTTTTCGAGCGCCTGCACACCGCCCAGGGCAAGAAATATTTCCGTGGGAACATCGGGATAGAAACGGACATATCCGGCCGGCAAAGAAGCGGGAAAAAAAGATAGCTGCATAAGGCACCTCCTGAAGAAATATGTGAAAAATGGAAGCATTGAAAAACCGCCCTCGGAAACACCGGGAGCACGGCGAGCATTACGGCTGCGGAGCAGGTGCAGCCGGACAGACAGATCGGAACAGATCCGACAGATCGGCGAGCAGGACATGCTCGACACGCTGAACGACCGAGTTTTGAGAGCCGGAAACCATGCGGAACTCGACGGAACAATGGCCATTGTAGCAGGATACAAAGATAAAATTGGCATTGTTGCAGCCTTCGAAAAATAACGATAGAGAAGAAGATGACGCATGCGAATAGCGGGCCTTGAGGCATTTGATAAGCGCCTGGCCCCCGAGTGCTTGAAAGATTTGGTGAGCAACGGAACCATGGCCCAGGTAAAGCAGCGGATTTGTAGTTGCGCCATCGGAGCGAATATCGAACGGCGGAAGCTTGACACAGGGAACGCACGGCGAATGAACGGACGGCATACAAAAATTGAGCGACATAAGACCCCCCCTATGGTGAAAAGTTGCGCCTGGCCGACACGCCCAGGCACTATAAGAAAATGCAAGCTGCGTGCCAATTTATGCCACGATATAAGTTTATTATTATATAAAATCAGTTAGTTATAATAACAATAATTAACAAAACAAGCAATTAAGCCATTGTACAAGATAATGAACGATATGCCCAAAATGGGTTCATTTTTATGAACTATATAATAAATACAATATGTTATGAGTTTATTTATATGTACCGGAACCCCTGGCGCACGGGCGCCTGAACCCGAAAAGACACCCTTCCCGGACAGCCTGGACACCGGCCGCCGGATGCCGACTGGAACTGGTACCGACACCTGGCCGCCGATACCGGCAAACCGACAGGAGCACACCCAACAACGACCAGCCGAAAACCCATTTTGACTAAGGATTTTTTAACCGAAAAAACATTCATCACGAAATATGGGAGGAAAAGATTCAATATGAATTTTGAGCGCTTAGAGTTTTGAGGTTTTGAATAAATAACGGCTAGCCCCCTTCCAATCTTTTGACAAAAAGGGGGCTGTTATTTTTTTGAAACCGAAAAAGAGCCAAGCGATAGCGCGGCAGGTTGGAACAAAGGATGAACGATACAACACTTCGGCCTCAAATTGACTTTTTATCCTTTTAGCAAGTGTTGGGGAATTGCATAAATTTCCAGATGGGAAACCCGGCGGCCGCTAGATTTGGTGCAGGGAATCACGGAAAGTGACCGGCCGCCCCACAACGGACTTGCAAGGAGCAGGCATCCTAACCCCTTTCCTTGCCCGCCGCAGGCGCGTTGTTGAGTCCCGATAGGTCCAGTGGCGCGCCCCGTGCTTTTTTTGCATGAGGCGTGACACTAACTCTTTACGTTCCGCAGCATCCGGACCTCTCCCCGTCGCATTTTATTCAATCCTTTGTTAGCCTGGATTCCCATGTGTATAACCCAGGCTAACACATTAATTGCGTTGGATTTGATTTTACGCATGGATTAAGCCATAATTTATTAGTCATAATGATAAACTTATAAATATATAGCAACATAGTTAAAATAAACTTCATTCTCTTTAAATGACAATTATAAAGTGCAATATGGCTTAAATAAAAGCTTTGAGGCCATATTCATTTTCTTCTTTACATATATCCAATAATTTGACATAGTGGATATATGTTTATTGATAAACAAAATAAATTAACAAATGTGGCTAACGCTTTCCTTGAACCGACCAATGCTACCCATCGGCAATATGAAGCATTGAGGGCATTTTTTGTCGATAAGCTGCCAAGCAAGGAAGTTGCCAAGCGGTTTGGGTATACCGATGGAAGTTTTCGCGTTCTTGCCCACCAATTTCGACAAAATCCTCAACGTGAATTCTTTCTCCCCTCAGCAAAAGGACCTCAACAAGCGCCCAAGAAAGACAAGGTGCGGGAAATGGTAATCTCAATGCGCAAGCAGAACCTATCGATCTATGACATCGGCAGGATTCTAAAAACAAAGGGTCATGAGATCAGCCCGGTCAGTATTTCCAATATCCTTAAAGAAGAGGGTTTTTCAAAATTGCCAAGAAGACTGGATGACGAACGTCTTCCTGGTACACAGCCGACTCGCGGCGATGTGGCCGATGTCCGGCAAATTGATTTATCCACTCAAAATTTTCGCACCAAGTTCGGTGGTCTTTTCTTGTTTCTGCCCTTTATTGCCACAATACCTTTTGACGACATTATCGATCAGGCTGGATTTCCAGGAACCAAGATGGTCCCAGCCGCCTGCGCCATACGCTCGCTTTTGGCCCTGAAGCTTTTCGGATCCGCCCGCCACAGCCACGTCATGAGCTATGTCCTTGATCAAGGACTTGCCCTGTTTGCCGGGTTAAATATCGTACCCAAACGCGCTTTTCTTACCGAATACAGTTGCCGTGTAGATCCAGCCGTTTATCATATTCTGATGCAATCATGGTTTGATGCCATGCAAAGCATAGGCATCGACCGGGGAACTTCTTTTGATCTGGATTTCCATTCCATCCCTTTTCACGGTGAAGATGCCCTGGTTGAAAAGCATTATATCTCCAAACGCAGCAGAAAGCAGAAAGGGATATTGGTTTTTTTGGCTCAGGATGCAAAAACCCGTGTTTTCTGCTATGCCAATGCAGATCTGCGAAAAGATGAACAAAATGATGAAATCCTTCAGTTTGTAGAGTTCTGGAAACAGCGTACCGGAAATTACCCGCAAGAGCTTATTTTCGATTCCAAATTGACCACTTACGCAAACCTGAACAAACTCAACCAGATGGGTATTCTCTTTATGACCCTTCGACGACGCTCTCAAAAAATGCTCCAACTGATCAACGATGAACCAGTATCGGCTTGGCGTCGGATTGAGCTGGAAAGCGTTTCCCGGATCTATAGAACCCCTCGAATATTGGATCAAAAAATCACGCTGAAAGATTATCAAGGAGAAATCCGTCAGCTGGTGGTTAAAGATCTGGGCCATGAAGAGCCGATGTTTCTTTTAACAAACCATTTGAAATGCTCGGCAGCAAAATTGATCAATCGCTATGCCAAAAGAATGATCATAGAAAATCGAATCGAAGACAGCATCGATTTTTTCCATATGGATGCCCTGTCCTCATCGGTTGCCATGAAAGTCAATCTCGATGTTCATCTCTCCTTAATGGCCAGTAGCCTTTATCGCTTATTGGCTCTGAAAATCGCAAACGGCTATGAAGATGCCAAATCAAGTCATCTCTTCAGAGATTTTATTGATGCAACAGGCAATGTCAGAATTACAAAAAAACAAATAACCATCGAGTTTCAAAAACGTGCGCACAATCCTCTACTTATTGCCGCAGGTTTAAACAATATTGAAACTCGGATACCCTGGCTTAATGATAAAAAACTCCGCATTGTTCTGGGATAATCGCTCCGTGATGTTAAGTCAAAAAGTTAACATGGGAATCCAGGTTAGTAAAACTTGCCGACTGCTCCGGCCGTGGCATGTTCCCTCAGCGTGTTGATTGCGCATTGCCGTGCCGGAAAACAGTAGTTTGTCCAGGCAACTCTGTCCGTCCCCCGACACCGATGACCGGCTGTTTGGTGATCGGTGCCGCACTCCCCACATCCGGGCTCACCACGTTCCGGCTTTTTCGTCCCATGCGATGGATACCGAGGCTTTTCGCGAGGTTTCCGGAGCCCGCTCTCCACGTTCAAATCTTTTATCCTGCTTTTAACAGTGGGGTGGTGGGCGGGCATTATCAATAATGCTTTTATCCTTTTCTGACAGAATTCCGACAGCAGATCGTGGCGCTGCTCACCCTGTTCCCGGCGGCGCGGCCGTTGCGCGCTTTTTTGCAAGGGCCGTGCCGCGAGCTTCTCACGTTCAGACGGCAGGCTTTTCTCTCGGCGTTTTTCCAATGCCTCGATTTTCTGCACAGCCAGCGCGCTCCCGGTTTTTTGGGAGCGCGCTGGCCAGTGGCATCCGAGGTTTTTTTTCGTGGCGTCTCACCTAAAGGTCGCTTGAGTACCGCTCCCGGCTTTTTGGGAGCGGTACTCCGGCACCTAACCCCGCAAACGGCTTTTTTTGGGGCATACCACCAGCTGTCCGCTTTTTTTGCACCGCCAGAGCGCTCCCCGGATTTTTGGGGAGCGCTCTGGCCCTCGGGCCTGTCGGCTTTTTTTGTGGCGGATCTCAATTGTGGCCTTGAGGCCCGTCACGCAGGCCCTTGCGGAGTGACGGGCCGAACTGCACGGCCGAAGCGCTCCCGGGCTTTTTTCGGGAGCGCTTCGGCCCCCTGGGCATGCGGCTTTTTTTTCTTGGCGTTTCACAGGTCGTCGCCTAGGCGCTCCCCGGTTTTTAGGGGAGCGCCGATCAGCACGGACTGTGGCGTCCCTCATTTTTTTTAAACGTACCGAAAGGTCACTTGCCTACCGCTCCCGGCTTTTCGGGAGCGGTAGGCCTGCACCTTACTTGGCACGCGGTTTTTTTCTACATCGCATACATTCTTACGTGGACTTGCAGCCCGGTCACGTAGGCCCTTGCGGAGTGACCGGGCTGCACTGCACCATACGTCCAGTGTGCTCCCGTTTTTATCAAATGGGCTAAGCGGTTGTCGGGGCGGGTGCGCAGGCGGTTTTTTTCAGCCGCGGAGCGTCCACCCCGGCTGCCGCGCCATCCGTCGTCCCCCAGCACCCGAACATAGACCCGTCGCTTTTTATTCATTCCTTTGTTAGTAAAACGTGCCGGCAGCCCTGCCGCTCGCGTACCGCCAAACGTCCAGACAGTTCCTTGCCGTGCCCGGATGAAAGTAGTTCGTCGCGTTTCACCACCTGTTCCCCGGCACCGATGACCGGCTGTTTGGTGATCGATGCCGCACCCCGCACGTCCAGATTCCCCGTACCGGCTTTTCCGTCCCATGCTGCCGGTTGCCGCGTCTTTTTGCGCGGTATCCGGCGGCACGCACCTTACGTCCCGAGTTTCCCCGGTTTTTTGGGCCGTCACTGCGTCGGGTACCGCGGCCTTTTGCGGTTCCCGAAAGCAAGCTCAGCACGTGGGGTGGTGGGCGGGTATTATCGAATAATGCTTTTATCCTTTTCTGATGAAGCGAAGCGACTCCACCGGCAGAAAGGTTGTGCGGAGCGAGCAAGAGGACGCATAAGGCCCTGGGGCAAGTCGCTGCGTTCGGCACGGCTGATAAGAGCTCTTATCAGCCGTGGCTTTTTGTCATGCTGGGTGCAAAAAGCCGCACCCATCCCGCCAAAAACCTCCCCTCACTTCGCTAGACATAACACGCATTATGTCTCCTTGCCCCAGGGCCTTATGCGGCCGGGCACACAAAAGAAGGGAATCAAACTGACTTTTTATTCCGCCAGCAGATCGTGGCCATGCGCATCACTTCCCGGCGGCGCGGCCGTTGCGCGCTTTTCTGCAAGGGCCGCGCCGCGTGCCCCTCACGTCCAGACAGCGGGCTTTTCACTCGGCGTTCCCCGGTGTTCCGATTTTTGCACAGCCAGTGCGCTCCCGGCTTTTTGGGAGCGCACTGGCCCGCGGCGTCCGAGGCTTTTTTGATGGCGTCTTACCGTAAGGTCACTTGAGTACCGCTCCCGGTTTTTTGGGAGCGGTACTCTTACACTGAATGTGCAAGCTCGTCTTTTCCCTGGCGTCTCTCGGTAGCGGACTTGAGGCCCGTCACGTAGGCCCTTGCGGAGTGACGGGCCGAACTGCTCAGCCGAAGCGCTCCCCGGCAGTTTGGGGAGCGCTTCGGCCGTGACGCTGCGGCTGTTTTTTTTCGTGGCCCTGCACCAAAGGTCGCTTGAGTACCGCTCCCGGCTTTTTGGGAGCGGTACTTCGCTGCTGAACGTGGCCCTTGCGGCTGTTGTTTTTTTGGTCACGGCACAAAAGGTCGATTGCCTACCGCTCACGTAGGCTCTTGCGGAGTGAGCGGTAGGCCTGCACCTTACGCCCGCCTGTGTTTTTTTTCGTGGCGCACGCAACCATACGTGGACTTGAGGCCGGTCACGACCAGTTGGGAGTGACCGGCCGAATCGCACTTCATATGGCACTGTTCCGGTCCTTGTTTTTTTTCGTGGCATCCCCCGATAGTGGACTTGCAGCCCGCTCACGTAGGCCCTTGCGGAGTGAGCGGGCTGCACTGCACCACACGTCCAGGGCGGGCTTTTGCTTTTATCAAATAGGTTCAGCGGCTGTCGGGGCGGGTGCGGAGGCAGCATTTTCAGCGCGGAGCATCCGCCCCGGCTGCCGCGTCATCCACGGAGCGAGGGGCTGGCAAAGCCAATACAACTTTGCCTGTCCCGCGCGACCCCTCAAAGGGGTGGTGGTCGGGCATTGTCAAAAATGACGGAGCACGGCCGCAGAGCAGCCAATACAACTGCGGCGTGGCCGCGCGACTCCTTCAGCGTTTTGAATGAACGCATTGCACCCAATTTCGTCGAGGTGCGGCCGGGCAGTTTTGTGTCCGGACGCGCCGGTCAACTTCGTCAGAACGCCTATCGGCTTTTGCTTTTCCGTCCAGACTGAAAGGTCGTCGCATAGGTGCTCCCGTGCTTTTCGGGAGCGCCGGCCAGCACCTGGCAGTGGCGCAGCGGCTTTTTATCAAATGATGTTGAAGCCAGTCACGTAGCGGAGCGGAGTGTCTGGCGCCTCCTTATTGCTTTTTTGTCCAAACTGAAAGGTCGATTGATAGGCGCTCCCCGGTTTTTTGGGGAGCGCCGGTCAGCTTCTCACGTGGCCCTGCGGCTTTTGCTTTTCCGCGGCGTCTCTCGAAAGTGGCCTTGCAACCCGGTCACGACCGCTGTTTGGGAGTGACCGGGTTGCTCTGCACCACACGCGGCGTCCTGGCTTTTTCGTGGCATTCCACGATAGTTGTGATTTGAAGGCGGTCACGTAGCGGAGCGGAGTGTCCGCCTGAACGGCACCGCATGTGGCGTCATAGCTTTCCGTGGTGCTCCCAGGAAGGCCGCCTTGAGGCCCGTCACGTAGTGAAGCGAAGTGACGGGCCGAACTGCCTTTCACGTGGCGCCAGGGCTTTTGCTTTTCAGTTGCGTCTCTCGATAGTGGCCTTGAGGCCAGTCACGACCTGTTGGGAGTGACTGGCCGAATGTATCTCACGTGATCTTGTATCGCGCCTTTAGGCGCGTTATCCTTGCCGACGGGTGCTTTTCTCCCGGCGGGAGTCAACTACATGAAGTAGAACGCGGGCACGCAATACCGAACAGTCATGTCATTGACTCGCGAGCGTTAGGGGGGCTGGAGGGAAGTCTTCGGCGGCTTTTTGCCGAAGACCGGAGCGAAGCGGAGCCGGAAGACACCCGACGGCGAAGCCGGAACGCCCGTCTCATTTTGCTGTATAGCAGCTACCACTACCATATACACTTGCACACCCACTACCACATCAACATCCACCACCAGATCCACCACAACAACACCCACGCGTAGGCGCTAGCGGAGAAATGAAACAACAATAACAACCACGGCCAAAGCGGTGCTTTTGCTTTTGCTTTTGCTTTTGCTTTTTCGTCCACCAGGCACCACTAGTTCCAGCGGCGCGACCCTTGCAAGCTTTTCTGCAAGGGGCGTGACGCCTTCACTTCACCTGGCGCGCCACTATCAAATACCAATGCCTTTATCCACTTTTTGACGGAGCGAAGCGACACCGCAAGCAGAAAGAGGGCACGGCACCACACGCCCCTGCGGCGCGACCCTTGCTTGCTTTTTTTCGCAAGGTGCGCGACGCCAGCTCATCACTTCCGGGCTTCACCCAGGCGCAACACACCCGAAAGTTCGTATAAGTCACATCACGTCCAGGCTTCCACCATCAAACTGACCCGATCCGAAAGCAGATATACCGCAACAAAACCAAAGTCCAAGCGGCGCGCCCCTTGCGTTCTTTTCTTTTTGCAAGGGGCGTGACGTCAGCACCGTCAGCGCACTTGCTTCCATCTTCGGCCTTCTGCACACTTGCCTTCGGGTTCAACCATCACCCGCCTTCCGCCACCTTTCCTTCAACATCTGCTACCTGCGTCACCACCACTGTCAGCCCCAGGCACCTGGTTTCATTGATAGCGCACTTACCTTCCTTCAGCCACCTGCCTTCATCTTCAGCGTCATTTCGTCGTCACTTACGTCAAAAATGGGTCCTTCCCACACATAGAAATACATACGGGTGCCCCACTTGCACCATTCCCCCAGATTTCCCCCAAAAACCATTATAAAGCGGAAGACCCATGAGCAAAAAGGTCTTTAATACCGCTGTAAATGCCCTTGCGAAGGCAGGTAGATATTTTTAACGAGACACTTTCACTCGGCACAAGCGACAGAAGCAGAGAATGAAGCCTTTGTTCCCGACGGCGCCGGGGGTTTCAACGTCGCAATCAACCCCCCCGTTACCTTACAGGCGGGTTCAACTGCAAGGCACTAGTATCCCTATATTATGGTTGATGGACTGGTTACGGGATCAAGAAAACGTAGGAAGATTGATCATGCAAGCGTGATTGCCCAACACGGACTGCCATCTCTGGGACAAACCGTATCGGTCGAATCATGAGCCCTGCCCTAAAACATCAAGGCCGTGTTCTCTTTTTGACCATGCAATGAGATTAACAACGCCGACGGCGCATTCGACCTGACTGGACTTAGAGCGATGGAGCTATATGAACCGGAAAAATGATTTGAGATGGGAGTGTTTGAACTTTACGCAAAATGTAACATACTATCGGTATCATTAATATTTCCAAACCGTCCAATACTCAACAGTAGGATAACATTTCATTGAACGCTGGGCATCAGCAGGCGCACGCTTTTTGCGATCTGCAGTATGCCCTTGTTAGCAATACATTTTTGAGATTCAGGTAAAGATCATTCACAATGGTATTCACCATATATACAGAAATCATTAGCTGAAAATAAGTTCTGATATATCGTTAAATTGTTCTCTGAGCTGCTTCAATTCACGTAGGAATGAAGACGGTTCAAACCCGTTCGGTCCAGACCATGGTTGTCCTTCCTTATTCTGTGGGTATCTGAATTTTTGAGCATGAGGATTGTCCTTCTCCATATTTTCAATTATGATTTTATATTTTTTTACTTTGTCTGGCTCGATATTAGAAAAATCAGGTTCCTCTGATGTAAATAGAAGACGGAACCTGTATTTTTTTCCTTGATAGAGATTTTTGTATCTGTTGTTAAGAATTCCGATGTTATGTGTTGACCCCACATTTTCCTCGGGAACCGATTTTAGAATTGCGCCCTTTAGAAATAATTCGGTTGCGTGAAATGCAAGATACAATACAACGGAGCCCCTTACATATGTTGCCTTCTTGGTCGATCTTGCCAATACAGTACATAAGCGAATAGCAGAATCGAGATATGCGTTTGAAAATACCGAAAACTGCTCAGGCACAGACAAATTCACAACTTCGTAGTCGACTAACATGTTCCACTCCATGGATTGTCTCTCACTCTGCTAACTCGAAAATCACCGGTTTATCTGGTGCATTTACTTGTTGGAATTAGGTGTAATGCCCCAGAACTCCCACCAGTACTCCCACGCGCATTGTTTGCGCCGCGAACATCCCTTAGCGCTCAGCAAGAATATTCATATCCATAACTCGCCAAATTGTTCCATCTGTTATGCGTAGTGCCATTTCACCTTCAGGTGTTTCGGCGATAATTCTTACCGTTATGCCTTTAGACACTGACGAGCCATTGTCGATGTACTCCACAACACCACCGACCAATGTGATTGATGGTGCAGTCTCAATGATCCGTTCGACTCTGAAAGAAGTAAACTGGAGTTTGCTGTAAATGCCCCGTATTTTTGCTGGAAATGCCTTTACCTCATGTCCATTCATGTATCGTGAAAGATGGTTTCCCATCTTTCCATAATTTTTCTGTTTCCAAAGAATAAGAAATTCTGCAAGATTGTGCTCAGGCGTCTCGTTGAATATATTCCTGTCCAAGACTATAGTTTCTTCTTCAGGGGTCCATTCACGTGGAATCCATTCACCCTGGTACTTTTTAACCTTATTCAGTTCATCGATGACGTGGAAAACTTCCTTCCATGACTTCTTTGGTTCCTCTGGCTGCTCTTCCAATAAGCCCTGCTCAGCTTTTAGTGCCCACTCGCGTGCGGCAAAGAGCGCTGCCCACGTTTTGGCTGCTACTATATCATTGTCGTATCCTAAATCCATTCCATGCATGATACCGTTTCGGTATGGGATAGTTATTGGATCCGTCGTGGTCGAATATCTTCCGGTGTTAAATATCTTTTTTAGTTCATTGAGTCCTTTGCTATGTCCCGCTATGGAGTCCCACGATTCCAGGTCTGCTTCTTCAGAAGAAAACCCTCGGCGTAAGCCTTTCTGTTTTCCGTGTATTTCGTTTACCATTCCGTCAAGTAAGGCCAATACAACTGGGACACATGCATGATAGCGGCCCTCCTCATAATCAATTAGCGCTTTGTTAGCAAGCTCCATTCGTGAGTGAAAAGCCCTCACACCATACATAGACAGGAGTCTCCATTTGACTTGCTTTGGCGTATAGTAATCGGCTAATTCTTGCTCTGCTACCGCAATACTTTCATTCTCTGCCAATGATATTGCCCTCTCAGCCACATCGAGGTTCATCATCTCGTACATGATCCATCCCAAAGGCGCAAAAATATCATTGAACTTATCAGGTATGGTGGCGAGCCTATTTAATTGATCTTTCATTGAATCAAATTTTTCAAAGGCGTCGTCCATCTTCAATGTATCAACTTTCAGTAGCTTTAGAAAGGGACGCATAAACGGCATTGCTTTTCTTAAGGCTGTGAAGTTGTCCTGATCTTTCAAAAGCTTCTTTATGCTTCGGATATCTTGAATTTTTTCTTCATCCATTTTGTCAGCGTCCACACCTCATAATTTGGTGTTACTTTTGCGACCAACGTTAATCAAATGCTGCAAAGATGGACTCCAGAATGACCCGCAAGCCTGACCAATCGGCTTGATCAAAAGCATTGGCGTCGCGCCTAGATCGCTCAAGCTTTTGTCGAAAGGCCGCATGGATGTCATTTTTTTTCCTCACCTCGCCTTGGTATCTGTCAATCGCGTTGATATACCCCTTCCACTGCACCGGTATCAGAGTTCCTTTTTCGAGCAGTACGTCGCGGCCAAGATACAGCTCAATACTCGCTGCTGATCCGTTGACGTCTATGTCAGCTTGGCCAGATGGCCCAATCGTTGGGTATTGTCTCAGTAGATCAATTGGAGGGTAAGTGAGTACCGCAATGTTTTTTGGAAGCGAAAGGCGGTCAAGCGTGCGAATTGCGTCGGCGGCAGCCGCATCGTTGTCGAATATGGCAATGATGCGATCCGAAAAGCCCGCGGCTGCAAATGCCTTGACCATCAGCGCCAAAGAACCAGCTCCGCCTTGTGGGCGCATACCATCGAAATCAAGGAACGAGTAATAGCCGATAAGATGCGGGTAGAGTAGATGTAAGGATTTTTCCAAAAACTCCCGATCTGTGGAGCCCTCTGTCAAAATGATTCGGGATGCACTTTCAGGATGATCTTGACTGAGTGACAAAACTGCCTCTGAGCATATCTTTTGGTCACGAGAGTAGTAGCCACCTTCAACGAGGTCGGTTACGTCTTGAACCACACTCGCTTGAGGGTCTACAAGTTCACAAGCTATGCGAATGAGCGATCGGATGTCACTGCACAGGAAGCCGAGCCAGTATTCTTCTGAGTCGCTGAGGATATACTTGACCACCGAGTCGTGATTAGGGTCATCGCGATCGTCGAACGGGAGCGGTTGCAGTCCATTTGTAATGACGCGTCTCAGCGCATCTGAGTATGCTTCAAAGTCGAGCTGGGACAAGAAGTCGACTTCCTCTCCCCACGCGCCATCATCTGATTCCGCCCCCCATTCGTCGTATTTTTCGATCTCTTTGTGCCGTATGGATTCAAATTCCCTGCGAACACGCTCAAGCGTGATGCCCATTATGGATAGTCGATCGAGTGCCTGCGTCACGGAACAAGAGTAGAGTATTGCTGTCTCGGTTTCGTCTTTGGCAATTTCACCCTCACTCCAAATGAGAGAATTGCGTTCGGAAACAAACCGCCTGCGGACAACTCGGTCACTCTCACGAAATATTGACATAGCTTTAGGGTCGACTTTGCTCTTTGTTGTCCAAAGCGGGTATCCAGCTACTTCCAAGTGGGTATAAGTGCCCATAATACTATCCTATCTCTGCCGCCCAACTGCTGGCATCTGCAGTTGCCGGAAGCCGAAGACTGTAGGCAATCTGAACCATGCCGTGGTTCGGTGGCCTACTTGCACAAGGCCGGATCTGGCGAGAAATATGAACTACCTATGGTTTTTGATTTCCAGCCTTTTCCCTCCGCCTCAAGAACGTGGAACAAGGCATCTACATACAGCAGGGGGACACCGAGGGTTTCCGCAATAGGTTGCCCCTGAACGCCCTTTCCATCACTTTTGATCGCTTCCCACACAGCATGCCGTAGCTTGGCGGTCGCGATGTCGCCCTTCACGGCGTTATACACCGCCATGATGAATAGCGGCTCACTGAGGCGTACGCTGATCCACCTATTACCGATTGCGTGCTGGACCTGGACGTGGCTCTGCTTCTCCCAGAGGCTGAGTACTTCGAGGAACTCCCTCAACTCATCGTCAACAGGCCAGCGACGTTCTCCGGTTTCCTCTATTCGTTTGTAGAAGACTGCGAGCAACTCCGGGGCCCTTGGGTGACAAGCCATGATCGGATTGCGCAGGCCTGAGACCTGTTCCCTTAGCTCTTCTATGGCTTCATTCTGGGCATCGGAGTCCATTTCCGCCCACCACTGCGACAGCGAAGCCGCGACTGGGACCGATGCAGCCACCGAACGGAGACCCTTCTTGAAAATAGACTCGGGATCCTTCTTCATTCGTTATCTCCACACCGAACAATAATTATATTGATCCTCATAACATGCGGATTTCTTGATTCCTGTCCGCATATCACGCCGTGAGATTTCTTGCCGAAGACATGTTAACAAAAACGCATTCAATTGGTTACTGCCAGATTAGCAGTTTATCACGACATCTTATGCGGATCGGTATAACATGGCGTCCATTTATCGTTTCAAAATCCGTCCACTGGACTGCGAACGCCCTCCTTTGCCTTCCCCTTCCGTCTGCTTGAAGGTGTGCCCAGCCGTTTCATGGGAGACCACAAACATTGGACAAAAGGATGAATGACCGAAAGCACTTTGTTTTCTGTCCGCATAAATACCAGCTCATAACTGTTTTCTTTGAAATAACAGGAGGATAATGGCTTGTATGTCCATATCAGTCAATTGCCATTTTGTTACGTACAGCTTGCAATAATCATAAGTAGGGTAATCTTTCACGATACGAATGGTATCATTCAGTTTCCTGCCCCCCCGGCCGTAACAATTTACAATCTGTAATCCTCAGAAGTCTTTCACCTAAAAACACCCCTGCAATTTTTTGCTTCCATTACTACCATAAGCCGTTATTCCAACATTTATCTAAGATTACCCTATGATAAAGCGGCCATGCCTGTCAAACGAATTGACACAACGCGAATAGGCGACTCTGGACACAGTAACTCAACCGCTCTGGAGGTGCCCTATGGGAAAAGTCCACTGCTATTTAATCGTGTCCGTTCGGCAGGAGTGCACAAATTTTAAGCGAATATTGCGAATACTGCGAACGGTGTCCGCTGTCCCATTTGCCTTCCTGAAAAAACCCTGCATTAATATTGCCATGGCACAGACCCTATCAGAATTGAGCGCATTACTGACGACTGTTGACGAAGCCATTGCAAAGTTGATGTCAGGAGAACGCGTCATCCGCATTTCTCACGGCGACCGTATGGCTGAATACGGTCAAGCCAAGCTCGGGGACTTGCAGGACTACAAGTCCAGTCTCATCGCGGAGATAAACGCATTGAACAGCAGACCCCGGCACTTCCGAATATCTACGAGCAAGGGGGTTTAATGGCCTATCTGAAGATATTGGATGCCTCGGGCCGCAAGATTCGCGCCTATACCGCTTTTGAGGGTGCGGGGAATGGCCGTCGTCTGTCGAACTGGGGCACATCTACGTCGGGGCCGAACAGCACCCTATACTCATCCCTCGGCAATCTCCGTTCGCGGTCCCGTGAGTTATCACGCAATGACCCTCAGATATGCGGAGCACTGGATTGTCTGGTGTCCAATATTGTCGGGATGGGTATTTCCCCCCGCTGGCAGCTTGCCGACTCCAAACTAAAAAAGAGGTTGCAGCAACTCTGGTCGGACTGGACGCAGGAAGCAGACGCGGATGGGCTGCTTGATTTTTACGGACTCCAGGCCCTTGCCGCGCGGGCGATTATTGAATCCGGAGAGGTTTTCATCCGGTTCTGCCCGAAGCGGCCGGGAAACAGGCTTATGGTGCCACTGCAATTACAGATACTGGAAGCCGATCACCTGGACCAAAATTACAATACGATTGCCCCCAACGGCAATGAAATCCGCATGGGCATCGAGTTTGATAAAACAGGTCAACGCAAGGCGTACTGGATGTACCGGGAGCACCCTGGCGAGTACTTCATGACCACAGCGAATCAGTTTGATCGGGTTCGGATACCGGCCTCTGAGATACTTCACGCATTCCAGCCGCTTCGCCCCGGACAGCAGCGGGGGCGGCCGTGGCTCGCATCCCTGATTCTGACCATGCACGAGCTGAACCAATTCAATGACGCCGAGCTGGTGCGCAAAAAAACGGCGGCTATGTTCGGGGGGTTTATCACGCAGCCTTCCGAAGAGGGGAACATGCCCCCACTCTTTGGAAACGAGGGGGAAGCCGATGTTACCGGTTCCCCCGTTATCCAGATGGAGCCAGGCACGTTTCCATCGCTTCCGCCCGGATACAACGTCACGTTTTCGGAACCGGCCGATGTCGGGGGCAATTATGGCTCTTTTGTCAAGCATCAGGAGCAGCGGGCAGCACGCGGGATTGGCGGGCTGACTTATGAAAAGTTTACAGGGGACCTGTCCGGGGTGACGTATTCCTCTATCCGGGCAGGCAATCTCGAATTTCAACGGCAATGCAAGCAGTTTATCTTCAATGTCATGGCATATCAGATATGCCGGCCGGTTGCCAGGTACTGGCTTTCCCAGGTTGAGCTGTCAAATGCCATGCGGCTGCCGGGTTACGCAAAAGACCCGAAATCTTATACGCGGATCAAATGGACGATTGACGGCTGGCCGTGGGTTGACCCGCTGAAAGACTTGAAGGCGTCCACCGGACTTGTCCGCTCCGGGTTTTCTTCCCGGACACAAGAAGTGGCTGAGCGGGGATTGGACGTTGAAGCGCTTGAGGAAGAAATTCATGCGGATAATGAGCGGGCGGATGCGGCCGGACTTGTGTTTGATTCGGACGCACGGAAACCGATGGGAGAAACAGGAGGAAATCCCAGTGGAAATACCGACCAGACTGTTTAACGCGGCGTTGATGGTGGCCCCGCAAGCAGTTGATGAAATACTTTCTGCAAAAGCGGTGGGTATCAAGTCAACGGACGTGCCCTTCCTAAGCAAGGACGTCGCATTGCCCAGTAAGGACCCTGCTGACTGCAAGAGCGCCTACAAATTACAAACATTCGCCTTTTCGGGAAATGAAATTGTGTTTGCGGATGCGGGTTACGCGATCATTGACGGCGTTGCCCTGATCGAGATTTCGGGCGGGCTGACTTATCGCGCATACAGTTGGTGGACCACGTCATATCTGGATATCCGCGATAGTTTCCGGGCAGCGATGGCCGATGAACGTGCTGAAAGCATTTTGTTTCTCATCGATTCTCCGGGTGGCGAAGTCGCGGGCCTTTTTGATCTGGTGGATGAAATCTACCACGCAAGGGGAACCAAACCTATCATTGCCATTGCTGATGAAGCGGCTTTTTCTGCTGCTTACGCGATTGCTTCAGCGGCGGATGAAGTTTATCTGCCGACAACCGCGCAGGTCGGCTCGATCGGGGTTATCGCCATCCATGTTGACCAAAGCGGCTTCGATAAGAACCTGGGACTTCGATATACCGCCATTTATGCCGGTGATCGTAAAAATGATTTCAACCCCCATGAACCGCTGAAAGCAGATGGCAGGGAAGTTCTACAAGCCCACGTCGATAAGCTTTACGACATGCTCACTGCTGTCGTAGCGCGAAACAGAAGCTTGACACAGGCGGCGGTGATTGCCACACAGGCGGGCTTTTATATGGGCGTTGCCGCTGTAGGAGCCGGACTGGCAGACGGCGTACTGTCAGCAAGGGATGTCATGACAAAAATGAGTTCAAGCAAAGGAGATATGGTTATGAATTTGAACGAAGTGAAGGATTTCATCACCCAGGCATTGGCGGAAAGCTTTTTAGAAGTGAAAACGATGCTCGCTGAGCAAGGCCAAGCCCTGGAAGGGATCGAGGCGCGCTTGATAAAAGAGTTGCTTCCAGCGACTGAACCGCCTGACCCCGGCCCTGCAGCCACGACTGCCGGAGAAATTGTGGAAATGTGCCACGTTGCGGGAATGCCGGAACTCGCAGGCGCCATGATCCGTGACGGGCTGACGCTCGATGAGGCAAAAAGCGCTATTCTGGACGCCAGGGCCAAGGCTGCGGAAAAAGCGCCTATCATATCCACTGTCGGGCCACTGGCCACTGGTGAAGGCAATCCGCTTCTGGCTGATGCAAAAAAGCGAGCTGAAGAAGTTTCAAAAAACAAATAAACGACTTGGACGATAAGGAGAACGAACATGCCGACTGTATTGACTGAAGGGAATTACCTTAACGATCTGCTCAAGTGGGAAATGGAAAACAAACACTCCCGCGAGCAGGTCACTGTATTGGCCGGACAGGACCTTGTGATGGGGTCTGTTATCGGAAAGATTAAAACCGGGGCTGTGCCCGCTACCGGAACTGCCGGAACCAACACCGGTAACGGCACCTGCATTTCCGTGTCCGGCGGAGCCAGAATTAAAGCCGGCGTTTATACCCTGCGATGCGTCGGGGTGGCTGCCAACGGGGGGATTTTTTCGGTACGAGATCCGGATGGTGAAGCGCTGCCGGACGCCATTATGGGCGCCTACTCCAACCCGGCGATCAATTTCACCCTTACCGATGGCGCCACGGACTTTGCCCTCGGGGATTCTTTCACCATTACGGTACCGGCCGGATCCGGGAAAGTCCGCGAGCTTAATCTTACCGGGACTGATGGGTCTGAAGATGCCTACGGTATCATGATTGCCGGAGTTGATACAACGACTCCCAGTGCCGACAAAGAGGCTGTTGCAATTGTCCGGGACGCCCAGATCGTTGCCGATTATCTGACCTGGCCGGCTGGCGCAACGGAAGACCAGAAGGCTGCCGCACTGGCCCAGTTGGCGGAAGCGGGGATTGTCAACAGAACGGATGTTTAACGACACAGGAGCAAAGGGGCAGAGGCACAAAGGCACAAAGTTTTTTATGTTTATGCTGGGAATGGAGTTTTAGGTGTCAGGGGGAATGTGTCAATTTTCATTGCCGGGTGTGAAGTTCTGCAACATTTCATGAACATATACCAGAAAAAATAAGGAGTACGAATATGTTACTGAATCCTTTTGATACAGATGCCTTCAACATGGTTTCGCTGACGCAGGCAATCAATATCCTTCCGAACAATTACGGCAGGCTCAGAGAACTGGACCTTTTCCCCGACAAGGGGATTACGACCCGCGTGGCGCTGGTAGAGGAACTGAACGGGGTGCTTAACCTGCTGTCAACGCAGCCTGTCGGTGCACCCGAACAGCAGAACCGGATGGGTAAAAGAAAAGTTCGGGCGTTCAGCGTCCCCCATATCCCCTTGAGCGATGTGATCCTGGCTTCCGAATTTGAAGCTGTCCGTGAGTTCGGCACGGAGAACCAGGCACAGACATTGGCCGGTGTCATCAACAGCCACATGCAATCGGCCAAAAACAAGTACGCGATTACCCTGGAACACTTGCGGATGGGGGCGATGAAAGGGATCATTCTGGATGCGGACGGGTCCCTTCTGTACAACCTGTATACGGAATTCGGGATCACACAGAATTTCGTTGATTTTGACTTATCAACGCCCACAACCGATGTCCGGGCCAAATGCATGGAAGTTCTTCGTCTTATTGAAGACAACCTGCTCGGTGAAGTCATGACCCAGCCGCGAGCGCTTGTTTCCGCAGACTTTTTTGATGCGCTGACCGGGCATGCGAACGTCAAGGCCACTTTCGACAACACTGCCCTGGCCGTACAAATCATTGGCGGAGACATTCGAAAGGGGTTTTCCTATGGCGGGATTATTTTTGAAGAATACCGCGGCACTGCCACGGATGCCACAGGAGCCACCCGAAAATTCATAAACGACGGTGAAGGGCATTGTTTCCCCCAGGGAACAATGGACACCTTTAAAACCATTTATGCGCCGGCCGATTTTCTGGAAACCGTAAATACCATCGGGATACCGCTTTACGCCAAACAGGATGTCCGGCAGTACAATCGCGGCCTCAATTTACACATGCAGTCCAACCCGCTGCCGATGTGTTTCAGGCCGGGAGTGCTGGTAAAACTGGTGGCCTAAAAGATAATTATGAATGAAGAATGAAAAAAGAATTAGTCAATGTTCATCCTTCATCATTGGTTTTAACGATGACTGACTTCGACATACTACAAAACAGACTCTGGGCTGATGTGCTCGCCAAACTCGGTGGAGTAGATGCCGTATTTACCCCTTTGATTGGTGAGCCCATCGAGCCTTTCAAGGTCATGCTTACCGAATCGATGCAGTTACAGCCCGGCGGCATATCTCAAACCTGGGTTCAGGCAATCAATATTGAGTATTCACTCAATGACCTGTCCAGAGAAGCGATGGTTGGCGAGACTTTCAGGATCGATGATACCGACTACCGCGTCAATGCTGTCACAGAAAACGACGGATATGTCGTAAAGGTGGTGGTCAATGAACAGTAGCATTTCCGTGACAATCGAGCCCGTATCTTTCGATGATGCGCTGGCGACAATGCGGATATTAAAATCGATCCTTCCCACGAATGCCGTAACCACAATCACGAAATGCGCCGAGCAGACAAAAGATCAAGTCGTTTATGAGACCGTAAAAGTTTTGAACATTGATGACGAGCGCGTGAGTTCAGAAATCAAGGTTGAGCACCATTCACAAGCTGCTCTCAAAGATTTTAAGGCAGCGGTCATTTCAAAAGGCAAACCCATTGAACTGAGCGCTTTTTCCGAAGATGCCGCGTCCTGGAGCTGGAAAAAACCCACGCCGGTACATGCAAAGATTTACAGACAGGGTGTAACCCATGAATTCAGGCACGTCTTTGTTTCAAAGGGGCGAATTTTCAGCCGCAAGAATAACCAAGGCGGCGGAGCCCCCGGAGAGGTTTACGCCTGGATGAAGTATGTCGCAAAAGCACAGGATTACAGATACCCGATAGAGCGCCTGCAAACCGTGCGGGTGCAGGATATCCAGGATAAGCCGCAACTGATTGATCCGGTAACGGACGCCGGCGCCGAAGACATCGTAACGGATTACAAAAAAGCGGTAGAAGAGGTTTTTGCAAATGTCTGATTCAAAACGCGAACTGATCATTCAGGCCTGTCTGTCGCGTGCGGCGTGCATCACTGCGGATAACGGATACAACACAGATATTGGCCAGAACACATTCCGCGCGATAACAAAAATAGATCCGTCGAGACTGCCTGCATGCGTCATATATCCGCTTACCGAAACAGCGGAGCGGATCGGCGGCGGTGAGTATCTCTGCTCGATGCCGCTACGGGCGGAAGCTGTTGCAATGACCGGGATCGTAAACCCTTCCGTACTTGCAGAACAGATCCTCGGGGATCTGCGGGAAGCTTTTTTGGGATCAAAGATCACGGCCCTTATAGAAGAAATCCATTACGCATCCGGCGGAACAAATGACTACGCATCAAAAGACACCGTGTCGGTAACAGCCAACTACACGATTAAATATTTTTCGAAAATAAACGACCCTTACGCATAAAAAAAGGGGGCAGGTATCAGGAATCAGGGGGCAGGAAAAACCCTGTACCCGGCACCCTGTACTTTAAGGAGAAAACATGACAACCGCCGAAAACTCAGTTCTGTATTACGAAGACGGGCAAACCTTCATGCCTATGACCGAACTTGCCGACGCAGGGGATCATAAAACATTCAATTCCAATGCAGAATGCTGGTCTGACGAGGCTGGTTTTTCGCCTGTTGTAAAAGCAGACGGAGTCCTGACAGGGCTGATTGTAACACCTGCACTGTCCGCGGCAAATGACAAGGTTGATTTATCGGCCGGATCCCTGAACCTGGCCGGCGTTGCAGCCACCCTTTCGGCAAGCGCTGATAAAGCCTGCCTGCGCGGCTCAGGCACAGATATATGTCGGATCAATTCCATCACCATTACTTCAGCCGGGGTCGTTGCGGTTGTAAGCGGCGTTGCCCATACAGCTTTTTCAGAAGTACGCGGCGCTGACGGTGGCCCCCCCTTCATTTCTGTTGGCAGCGTCGAGATTGCCCAGGTGCGCTTTTCATCCATTACAGCGGCGCCTGTTGCCGGAAGCGAAATAAAGGCGGTACCGAACCGCCACCGCGAAATGGCAAATTACCCGGCAATCGTCAAGATCAATCTGATCCGCGAACAGGATACGCTGATCGGTGTTGCAGGTGTCGATCTCAGCACGGCCCTGATGTGCAACCATTCCGGGAATACCACAAAAAAAGTCTATGCCCAGTATTACGAGCCGGATTTCACGGAAGTCTTAAAGGCAACGGACTTTCAGCCGGCTGCAATCAGTATGACAACGTCTTCCCAGCCGGTTTACGGCGGCGCCATCGGGGAAGTCAGCTCATCACTGAAAAACGGCAAGTTCAAAGTCTTTCTGGAGAACGGTATTTCGGACCCGATTCTGAAAAAAGAAGGGAAAAAGATATGGTTCAAGTATTACGCGGACAGACTCCAGACTGAAAATTATATCCTGACTCAAGGATATCTCGGGATTACCCCGAGTTATCCGGCACGAAGCAGCATTACTGCTGACTGCACCATAAATGCGATAGATCCCGGCAAGAGAATCACCGGATAAAAATAAATAGGACTGAGGGCAGAGGACTGAGGACTGAGGACTGAAAAAACCGCTACCCTGTACCCGTAATTAAAGGAGAAAGACCATGAGAAAATCTATAATTGCCAGTCAGTTGATAGCATTGATGTTTGTAATGACCAGCTTTGCCATGGCCGGGGATATCAAAACGGATATTGCCGGACACACTTATGCTGTCACCCTTTCCGGAACCCTTTATGAAATCTTCTTTGAACAAGGCCCTTTTGGCCCAGGCCCCTGCGGAACAGCGACTCTGAAGGCTGACGGGAAGCTGTTTAATACGTACTCCTTTTACACCCAGGGCAATCTTGTCGTTATCGAAAAACTGGGGAATTTCTATTACACGGACTGGAAACTGATCTGGATACAAGGAGAACTGCTGACCCTGTACAGCACAGGCACCATGGAATGAACTATTTGGCGGAAAGGAGTGTTTTGACATGCCCTTTAAATCAAAAGAGTTCAAGAAGGCCAAGTTTGCCTACAGGACCGAAGCCGTTTCTTTGCCTGATTTAAAAGACTGGTTCGAAGGGCCACCTGAATGGATCGTAAAAGGCCTGAACGGCAATGAACTGGCCCACTGCAAGGAAATGGCCGCGCGAAACAGAAAGACCATCAAGACGCTTCTTGAATCTCTTGTAAAAGAGCAATCGGAAGATGTTGTTGAAGCCGTAAAGCACTTGACGGGTACTGATGGCACGGTACCGATGGATATTGCCCTGCGGGCCGAGCTTCTGGTTGCGGGCAGCGTGGACCCGCCATGTGATATTGCCCTGGCGCTCAAACTGAACATGACGTATCCGATTGAATTTCAAATCCTGACCAAAAAAATAGAAACGTTGACCGGGATGGGTTACGAACCGGGAAAATTGAAGCCCTCTGGAATCGAGCCGACATCAGAACCCTGATGAACCTTTGTGCGTCCAGGGGGCGTTTCTTGTACGAAGTCAGACCCGATCTGTTCCCCCAGGGTTTTTTAACAGACGCGGAGACATACCTGTGGGGATTCTACTACCTGGAAAAAAACAGGAGACATCAGCGTGGCCGATCTTGAAAAAACAGTCCAGATTATCTTTGAAGCCATCGACAACATGACGGACCCCATTGGTGAAATGGGCGAAGCTTTGAGCAGCTTCGGCGGCAAAGCCGGTGAAGCTGCCCAAAAGGCCGACGGCCTGGGCGATGCCATTGACACGATGCCTGCTGAAGTGGAACTGGATATCAGCCTTGAGGACAATGCAAGCGACGGTATCAATGAAATTCACCTGGGCGTTGACGGTGTGCCCGATGAAAAAGAAATTTCGTTTGACTGCGATTCGTCTGCAATCGGGGAAGTCAATGACCTGATTGACAGCATACCTTCCGAACATGAATTTGATTTTTATTTCAGCGGGGATCCTAGCGGTGAGATATCGGACCTCGGCGGTGCGATCGGAGAACTGCCCGATTCCGTGGAACTTGATATCGGCGTGGAAGCCGGCAATTACGTACAGATTTTCGATGATTTTTCAACCAGCGTCGATACCACACGACAGGAAATTGAAGACCTTTTCGCCGATCAGCCCTGGGAACTGAAAGAATTTGAAGCTGAAGCCTGGCGCGCGGCAATTGACGAAGACATGGAGCTGAAAAACACTGAATTCGAATCTCAGAAAAAACTGATCGATCAACAGCTCGAACTGCTGGACATGCGAAAAGAATTATTTGAATCCGGCACGGCACTTATCAACATCGATACGACCGGCCTGGAACCGATACTTGAAGATTTATTGATGAGCCTCTGTGAAAAACTCCAGGTGCGTATCAGTGAAAGCTTACCGGCCTTCCTGGTGGGGATAGGATAACGGCATGCTGATATCATTTTCTTCCATAGACTCCGGAGACTTTATCTTACTCGACATGACCGCACCACCACCAAGGGAAGGAAGCCGGCGCCTTTCCCGGACCGCAACCCTTGACGGCGGCGCTGTCATCACCGATGGAGGCGTAACGCATGCAGACAGGAGCTTTGATTTTACAACGACTCAGGTACCGGAAGATATCCGGGAGACCCTATGGGCGATGTTTATGGGTCAAGACCTGGTGCATTTATCCTGTCCGGAGGGTGTGTTCGCGGGGTTCCTGCAAAAGGTAAGGATTACGGCTTCAGATGTGTCTTTAAGTTTTATGGTTTGTGAAAAATTGACGTAACTACACAGGTATTCAGAATCCAGGAGTCAGAATTCAGGAGATGGAAAAATGGCAATCGTTGTAACGGTCCCCAACCACTACAAGTACCTGCTTAAAACAAAGCAGATAGATGAGTCGAGCGATACTTACAAGATCATCCTGATGAACACGACATTTGCATTTGATAAAGATTCCCACGCGGAGCTTGCGGATGTGACGGCGGATCAACTGGCAACCGGCAATGGTTACACCCAGAACAGCAAGGTCTTGACCGGGGTTTCGATCACAGAAAACGATATCACGGACAAAGCAGAAACAAGATGGGCAAATGTTTCCTGGACAGCTTCCGGCGGGTCCATCGGGCCATCCGGCGCGGCGATTATTTACAATGATTCGGTTGCGGGTGATCCCATTGCCTGCTGCATTGATTTCGGGATCGATAAAACGGCGGAAGACGGTACCGGACTGATCATCGAGACGCCGGGACTGGACATCGGATAAGGGCTATAAGCCATGACGATATTTCATATAGACCCGGTAGGCGGGAATGACACCAACGATGGTTCCACCTGGGCGCTGGCCTGGAAAACAATCACTTCCGGCGCAACTGCGCCAAGGATTGCCCCAGGGGATATCATCAAGGTTGCAAAATCCCCGAATCCAACCAGCATCGGAAACGCGACGTGGAATAACCTGTCCAAAACCGTAACCCTTGCATCGGCTTTGACCGCAAATGTTGACCTATGCGCAACGGCCTGGACGCCGACTGCAAATGTAACCGCAACGACAAACACCTCGAATTACAAAATAGGCACTTGCTCTGTGTCTCTTTCGATCGCCGCGGCTTTCACTTCCGGAAAAGTGGGATACAAGGCACTCGGGAGTGCTGTCGATTTTTCGGCATACCATCAGCTTTCTTTCTGGCTTCTTGCAAGTACGGTGTTGGCGGCCAATGTATTAAAGCTGTGCCTTTGTTCCGATACGACCGGGGACGTGATTGTTGACGAGTTTATTATACCGGCAACCGATGTTTCTTCTTATAAACTTCCCTGCACCATAAACAAAGGATCTGCGCTCGGTTCTTCCATCCAGTCCGTGGCCCTTTATGCGATCGTGGACCCTGCAACAGTAATCGTCCTGCTTAGTAATATCATCGCCTGCAAGGCGAGCAGTGCAGCCGATTCTTTAAGCCTGACAAGCCTGATATCAAAGAACCCGGCAGCCAGCGGCGGAGACGAGGGCTGGTACCCGATACAGTCCATCAATGGCACAGCGGTCATGCTGGACAACGGGCCGGCAATAAACGCAAATACGGGGCGTGGGTATTACGGAACGACCGAAACCGTAACAACATACAAGCGGGAATGTTTCAGGGTTTTATCCACTGTCTGTACCATTCAAGATTCCGGAACACCTGGAAGCCTGATCGAGTTCCAGGGCGGATATGAACCGTCCACCGGGAACCAGAACGGAGAAACCTATTTTGACGTGGGTACAGGCAGGGGCAACGGCATTGATTTTTCGAACAAAAACTATGTCCTGATCAACAGAATAAACATGGTGCGGTCAATGCGGGGCGTGTGTCTTCTTACCGCATCTTATTGTGAAGTAACTGCCCACAGCTTGTGCGGCAATGACAACGCCGGGCTTTACCTTTCCGGGGCGAGTTACTGCAAAGCTGATGTAAAAAACGCCAACAATACCACGGGTACAGGTGTTTTGTACGCGGGATCAAATAATGTCGGAAACGAAATAACCATAGGCAATGCGAACAATAACACCAGTAACGGCATATCGGCTGCTGCGGCCTATGTGAACAAAATCACGGCAGAAAACGTCTGTAATAACGGCTCTTCAAATGTTTCAATCAATGCGAATGCGATCCGGAACACGTTTAAAATCACGAATGTCAAAAACTCGGGGGCCAATGGATTTTCTATCGACTCATCCCCTGCCCTGGATAACAAAATCAACGGAACCACCACCGCATCAAACGCCAGCGGGGCCGTGTCCGCATTTTCACCCGGTACCCAGTTTTTCAGGGGCTGCACCTTTGGTGAAGCCACCAAGGTTGCCAATCAAACGGCCTGGCTGAATGGCAGGATCTGCTTGAGCGTCCATGACGGATCTCCGGACAACAACTACGTTTACACAGATGGTGGAATCATAAAGTCTCAAACAACGGTCAGACGTACTACGCCCGGGATTGCATGGCAAATGTCGCCGACATCGGCAAACAGAAGCGCCTACTATCCCCTTTTCATGTCGCTGGCAAAAATTGCCGTTGCTGCAGGCAGTCAGGTGACAGTTTCTTGCTGGTTCCGGAGAACCGATACCGGAATCACCGGAAAGCTTGTTTGTCGCGGCGGACAGATTGCCGGGGTTGCTACGGATGTTTCAGCCGCAATGGTTGCGGCGGCGGATACCTGGGAGCAGCTTACAATCAATTTTACCCCGACGGAAGCGGGAGTGGTGGAGATAGAAGCATGGGCCTATGGCGGAACGACCTACAGTGTTTATGTCGATGACTTTGATTGCAGCCAAACATAACGAAGGCAAGACCATGAAAAATAGAACCTGGGTCCAGATTTTTTTATTTGTCGTTTCGGTGCATCTGGCGTGGGACGCCAACACGGAACCCACAGTGAGCGGGTACAAGCTTTACTATGGCAAGGCAACCCGGACATACAGCGTTATTGTCGATGTAGGCAAAGTAACGGACTACGTGCTGACAGGGGTTTCGGAGACCAGTCCCATATTTTTTGCTGTAACAGCGTACGACATAAGCCGCAATGAAAGCGCATACTCAGTGGAACTGGAATGCGCGGTCATTAAAGAGGAAGTCACCGGCACCGGAAAGGCAACCATCGCCAATACAGTTACAGGCTGGACGTCTTCATTTACAAAACAGCTTTTCGTAATTGAGAAAAACAGAAACAGGACCCTGACAATCACAGTAACGCCGGAAGACCAAAGCAATTTCGTTTCTGCGGTCCGGGATAACGAAATTTTACTGACGCCCACTGCCCCGAAAATAACGCTTGAGAACATCACCGGGGATCATTTTCTGAATTTTGAAGTAAAGAAACTATTCGTTCCTTCGGGCGTAATGGTGAAATAAAACGATATGGCATTGCCGAATTTCAACAATCTGAAAGGCCTCGACGCTTCGTTCAACGGGGAGCCGTTTTGCAATATTGCAACAGGAACCGGCTCCCTCGACGGCCTGGACACAACTTATGAGGGGGAACCGTTTTCCGGAACCAAAGCCCCCAGCGGTGGCGGAAATGTCGTGATTCAACCGGACCCCGCATTTGCGACAGCAAGCGGGGTGTTATCCAGGATTAGCGTCGTTTTACCGGCTGGGCTGGGAGCGATTACAGCAACTGCCGACTGCGGGGATATCAAGATCATACCCGGTGACATAAAGCCTGATCCTGGAATGGTGACGGCGACCGGATTGATTGCCGGAATCAAGCAGATAATTCCTGCAACCGCAGGCCAGGCCGACGCGGCAGGCGTGTGCGGCGGCGTTGTGAATGCAGCGGTTATCACTGCGGCGCCGGGCCAAACAACCGCTACGGGGGCCACAGCGGGGCTGAGCAGCACGATCAGCCCACCACCGTCACAAATAGTCTGTAGCGCGGATATCTCCGGCCTGCTCTGCGTATTGACGGCAGTGCCTGCGCTCGGGTTTGTTACCGGCGGCGTTACGGGCGTCAAGTGCCTTTCGCTAACCAGCGGCGTAAAACGACGCTATGCGTGCAGGATTGAATGTGATGGTTTTGCCGATATCATTGTACCGGTCTCGGCCTTCTCGTCACGGCAGCGGCGCGGATACCCCTCGTATTCGGAAATAACGATACCCGGACTGCACCGTTTTGCTGAAGTTGCCCTGCGCTCTGAAGGATATTTTGTTGTTTCGGTGATTATTTCAAGAGACGGCGAAGATTTGTTGGTGGCGGATATTTTTAATGCCCCTATCGATAAGATGACCATCACGGGCAACCAGAATTTGCAGCACATGGTGTTATCCGGCACCCGGCCTGTAGAAGAAAACAAGGGGCCACAAACAGCACCTTTGCAAGGTGTCATTTACCGGAGACAGTCTTATGGCGAACTGTCGTTAAGAACCAAGGTTACGGATCTGTACCTTAAACCCGGCGATACGGTTACTTACGATGGAGATAGCTTTATTGCAAGAACCGTCACCCATTCCTTTTCTTCAGCAGGAGCTTTTATGGAAGTGAGGGAGTCCGATTCATGAACGCAACAACTGTGATCTGCAAGATGACAAAGACCGGTTTTGCAGACCTTATGATCCCGATAAATTCTTTCCAGGTATTCAAGCGGCGCGATGGATCGTTAGGGTTGCAGGTTACAACCCGAAGATTTGACTTATCGGGGGCAATTGCAGCCAGGTCAAAAGGCTATATCGTACTGACTGCAAAAATCAACGGGGCACTGGAAGAGGTCGGCACAGCCAAAGTAACCCGGATACGGCTTGACGAAGGGCCGATGAATAAATCGATCACCATCCAGGCAACGGCCGAGGCTTAACATGGGAAAAGGCGAAATCATATCCGGTGGCGACGGCGGCCTGTACCAGGTGAGGCTGAACTACTACCGTGCGACACTTCAAGAAAGACTTGATGTTCTTGATTTGAAAATCATCGAGCAGGAAGAAAGAATCGTCGAATTGCTTATAGCCGAACCCATAGACCATGATGAACTGGGCAGGGCCAGACTGCAACTGGCGGCGCTTGAAAATGAAAAAGAGCTTTTCGAGATGCTTCCCGAAGATCCGGAAATGACTGCGTGGTGTGTGGACCTCACAGAGGATCTGACAGGAGAAGTGGGAACAATCGAACTTGGTGGACAGCTTGAAACCGGCAAGGTGCTGGTTCGCCCAGGCTATGACGGCAGGGCGGACTTTGATCCGGGGCGTGACGGGCAACTGATGCACGTTATGGTTATGAGTCTTGCACAGGCGGTGCTTAATTTCATTCAGATGGCCGGCTGGCAAAAGTGGATGCCGACATACCGGGCCGGGACGATCACGGCAATCGACGACGACACATGCAGCGTATCAATTGATACCGTATTATCCTGCCATCAAGGAATAGACGTGACCGGAGAAACTGAACTGACCGATGTACCGATTGAATACATGAACTGCAATGGCGCTGCCTTTGAGGTTGGAGACCGGGTGATCGTGGAATACCGGAACCGATCGGCAGAGAATAAAGAAACACCTTATGTAATCGGTTTTGAGTCTGAACCGAAGCCCTGTGAATGCTACGTTCGGATAAAAATAAACGGGACAACCCCGACAAAAATCAAGACGGTTTATCTGATCGAACAGGAATCCGGGAAGGTGCACACGGCAAGCAGCCATGCCCCAAGCAGTCCACCCTCCCCTTTGTACGCATACGACGTGTGCGGGCCGTTCTCCGGTGTGGTTTTTCCGGCAAAGCTTTACCTGGCCAAGATAGACGGGACGGGCGATGCCATGTTTGAATTCTGGTGCGAGTGTACGGACGGGACGCTGGATCATATCCATTTCGGGTCAAGTATTTACCCGGGCGAGTACCCGCACGGAAGTTATCTTTATGGCGGAATCCGGGGCCATGAGGCGATACCGCACTCACGGGAGATCATTGCAAAAAAGATTGAACGTGCCCAATACGCAACCCCGTTGGCAGCGGTACCGACACTGAACACGGTGCACAATTTTGCAAACATGAAGGTTTTGATGATCGCCCTTTATCAAAAGCTGGACCAAGACGGCTGCGGTGACCTGATACCAGTTACGGATAAAAAGTATTATCCCCAGGTATGGCAAGGGTTTTACCCGCAAGTACCCGGTGGGGCATACCCCCCAAACGCCGGGTGCCTGAACTGGGGAGTCTGGCACCAATGCGAATCCGGTTATTTTGGTGAAGAGTTCGGGGACCCGATTTATGACGATTTTACTGCACAATACACGGCCGGCACCCTGGTGCCCAACAATGCAGTTGCCATTTTTACGGATGCTGACGGACTGAGCCCGGCACACACAACGTGGGAATGGAAGATTCAGAATTTTTACCCATACCCGGAACCCGAACTTGTACCGCGGTACGAAGACGGGGCCTTCTGGAGGATATCGGCTATAGATACGCCGAATGACAGGATTTAAACCTTTTAAATCAAGATGCGCATCGGTGCGTAATTTATGTACACCGCATGAACACGTTTTCGGCGACTGTGTTCTTGCAAATAACTGATAAAAAAAGGCGGCCATGATCATGGAAAGTTGGATTCAAACAGCAATTTCTTTAGCGACATTTACACTTATCAATTTATCGGCAACGGCTTTTCTCATCGGAAAGATCGTACAAACCGTCAAGGAGCATGATGAGCAACTTGAAGATTTAAGAGTGGATGCCTGCAAGCTTAAAGAAAGGATGAGCCCGGTAAGCAGCGACGACAGGATGATAACTTCGAAAGAATGCGTATCAAAGCAGGTCGTTATTATGGCCGGCATCTCTGAAATAAAGGCAATGCTCAGTGTCGCAGACCAGCGTCATGAAGAGCGGATGACGCGAATTGAGGCAAGAAGGGATGAACTCCTGACGATGGTCTTTAACCTGGCCGGAAGATTTGAGGGTTTTAAAGGAGGGCAAAAAGAAAGCAACCGCGTTTGACAAGAAGATGAATGAAGCTTTTTTGACAGGGGGTGAACCATGGCATGTTGCGTGATCGGATGTAAGGGTGAACCTGTAGCTGATCAGATAATCACTTTTGAAAATAAGCAGGGCTATACCGTAAGAACAAGGATTCAATGGTGTAAAACCCATCGGGCAGAAGGCACCCTGGAGGATCTTGTAAAAGATGAACCGTTAAACAAGGGAGAAAAGTGATGGATTTCATAACGCTGGTAAACGAGGCAACAGAAAAAGTCTTTCTTGCCCTGGTGATCTGGCGCGAGGCTCGCGGGGAATCATATGAAGGAAAAGCGGCTGTGGCATCCAGTATCATGAACCGAGTGGCCAGACCCTCGTGGTGGGGCAATGATGTGCTCTCGGTTGTTTTCAAAAAATGGCAGTATTCATCGATGACTGACCCGAAAGACATACAGCTTACGACATGGCCGCAGAAGCACGCTCCGGACTGGGTAGAGTGCTTGCAGGCCGCAAGCAACGCCGTTGACGGGATTTTGAAAAATCCGGTCCCGGGCGCGGATGGATATTACGACATATCCATACCGCCACCCAAGTGGGCAACGACGGAAACGTTCGTCAAGCAGATCGGAAGATTGAGGTTTCACAATCTGGACCATGACATTGAGAAAAAGGAGTTAAAAATATGAAATCAATTATCCTGGGAATCATTGTTGTCTTGTTGTCTATAGCACTGGCTTCAGCGGCGCCCTTTCTGGTGTCGGACCCGGCAGCATCGGCCGTGGGCGCATCGTTTGAGATTCAAGAAAAAACCGGCGCCGTTATTGCCGTCAAACCCAGCCAGGCGGACGGGTCAATCCGTTATGACCTGCAAAGCCTTGCGGTCGGAAGCTACGATTGGCAGATTCGATATGTGGTTGATAACGGGGTGTGGGGTAAAGCGTATTCCGCTTTTGTCCCTTTTGTCTTCAAGAGACCTGGAAGTGCAATCGACTCTATAAAGGGGTTGCGACTTGCAACGGAGTAATCAAACTGGAGGGCCGGTAAGCAGATGAATATTTTACTGGTGGTCCCGCATTACCCGGATTCGTTCTGGGCCTTTAAAACGATACTGCCTTATGTCGGCAAAAAGGCGGCATGTCCGCCGCTTGGCATGCTTACGGTTTCGGCAATGCTTCCGAAAGAGTGGAACAAAAAGCTCGTCAACCTGAATATTGAACCGCTTCGGATATACGACATCCTCTGGGCCGATTACGTTTTTATCAGCGCCATGTATATTCAAAAAAAGTCCGTAGATGAGATAATCAACCTCTGTTTAAAGTACAATATCAAGATGGTTGCCGGCGGGCCGCTGTTTACACAGGAATATGAAAGCTACCCTCAAATTGACCATTTTGTTCTGAACGAAGCAGAAATTACGCTGCCCCGATTTTTAAGGGATTTGAGACCCGGCCGGAAACTCAAAAAAGTTTATAAGACCAGGGCATTCGCGGATCTTTCACTGACACCGGCGCCGGACTATAGCCTGTTACCACTGAAAGATTATGTTTTCACGAGCATCCAGGTTTCCCGCGGCTGCCCGTTTTCCTGCGAGTTCTGCGAGATATCCGTTTTACAGGGCCGCAAGCATCGAATGAAAAGTGTGCGAAACGTAATTAAGGAATTGAAAGCCCTTTATGAAATGAACTGGCGCGGGCACGTGCTTATTGTGGACGATAATTTTATCGGAAATAAAAGCGAGCTAAGAAAGAAACTTCTACCTGTCATGAAAAAATGGATGAAAAAGCACGGGTACCCTTTTACCTTCAACACGCAAGCATCCCTTAACCTGGCCGATGACGATGAATTGATGACACTGATGGTTGAAACCGGCTTCAGCTCGGTCTTTATCGGGATTGAGACCCCTGAAGAAAAATCGCTGAAGGAATGTAACAAGATACAAAACACAAACAGGGATATGGTTCAAAGTGTCCATAAAATGCAAAACGCCGGTTTGCAAGTTTCGGCCGGCCTGATCGTCGGTTTTGACAGCGACACGGAAGCTACTTTTCAGCGACAGATCGACTTTATACAGGAAAGCGGGATTGTCACGGCCATGATCGGCCTGCTGAACGCCCCCAAAAAAACGCCGCTCTACAGGCGGTATGAAGCGGAAAACAGGATCATTGCTGAGGCCTCCGGGAATAACACGGACCTGACCCTGAATTATATCCCCGTGATGGACGCCGAAGTGCTGGTGGCCGGTTACCAGAGAATCCTGAAAGAAATATACTCGCCTGGCCCTTATTACAAGAGAATCAAGCAGTTTTTGCGCAACTATAACCCAAACCCGAAATTACCTGCGGAAATAGGCATTGTTGCGTTTGTTACTTTTTTTAAATCCCTTTACGCGCTTGGCATGCGCGATCCTGGTTGGTGGCGATACTGGGCACTGCTGCTGTGGACACTTTTTTCACGGCCGCATCTTCTGTCGGACGCCGTATCGTTTTCACTTTATGGCCTGCACTTTCGGAAATTATTTGGGATACGGTAACGATGGGAGCCCGGACTTATGAAAATTGAACTGTATCATTTATATCGGCGCTTCAGCCTTATCAACCTGGCTTATCCTATCGTGCTGGATACCTTGAAAACCTGGGCGGAATCGGCAGGGTGGCAGGCACGCGCCTTCGTCTGCAAGGAATCAGCGGTTGATATTACAAGTGGTGCAAGCGTCGTGGGCTTCAGCGTTTACACGCAAACAGCAAACGCTACTTACCGGGTTGCCGAAAAGCTGCGCGCTGCAGGAAAAATCGTTATTCTTGGCGGCCCCCATTTTCGGGGCCCCCAGACGTTCGCAGAGGCTGTTCCTTACTGCGATGTTCTTGTCAGCAGTATCTGCGAACGCCAGTGGAAAACAGTTCTCGGTGCAATCAGCAACGGAAAGATTGTGCCCAACATGCAGCGGCCTGTCCTGGTAATCGACAAAGAGAACAGATTCAAATACTCGAGTCTTTCTTGCCAATCATACAGTGACAAGAAATGGTTTCAGTTTCCGTGCATCCCCACTTCACTGGGTTGCCCTTATGCCTGCGAATTCTGTAGCCCTTTTATGCCCGGTGAATATGTGATGAGAGACGTGGAGACGATTTATAACGAAGTGGCACATGCGCATGGACGTTATATGTGGCTGTGTGATGCCACGTTCGGCCTGAACAAGCGGCACACCAAAGAACTGATGAAAGCCATAGCCCCGCTGAAAAAACGTATCTGCGTTGAAACAACCATAGCCAGAGTGCAAGACCTGGAACTGATCCCGCACCTGGCAAGCGGCGGCGTGAGGTGGATCACGCTCGGGGTGGAGACGCCTACCGCGAAACTGAAAAAACAGGGATCGGGCAACATGGTTGCCAACTTGAGGAACATCATCCGGTGTGCGCATGATAACGGGATCATCGTTCAGGGCAACTTCATGTGCGGGCTTGATAGTGACGGGCTTGACGTCTTCGATCGGATTTATGACTGTTATCAGAAATCAAGGATCGACTCCGCCATGGTGAATATCCTGGTGCCTTACCCGAACACCGTGCTCGGAAAACGCATGGTTGCCGAAGGCAGAATAACCGATACCAACTGGGAGCATTACGATAACCGACATGTCGTTTACCTGCCAAAGCAAATGACTGCGGAACAGCTTGTGAACGGTTACGTCCAGTTGACGCATAATATTTACAACGTCAAGCAGGTGATGCTTGACAGCCTGGCCGTCCTGAAAAACAAAGGCGCCTGGTCTACCATTGCGATAGGGCACAAAATGAGTTTTTTATACGACCATTTAAGAAAAGAAAGGGCATTACGCTCCGGAGTTAAAGCGCAGGAACAAAGTGGCAAAGGCACAAAGTGAAATGGTTAACAGCTCACCTGAGTAGATACAATTCAGTAAAGGGGAACCGGATTTATGGGCGGATTTGCCAGTACATTAAAGATTGAAGACATCGGAACGAGTGGCGGAAAAACTGTTTACCGTTTGGAGGAACCTCTTGTTTATTTCGACGGCGATCGGACCATAACCGTCCCGGAGGGATTTGAAACGGATCTGGCTTCGGTGCCACGACTGCCGATTGTATATATAGCGTGGGGTGACCGAGCACACCGGGAGGCCGTACTGCATGATTACCTATACAGCATCGGAGCCGTACCGGACCTGCCCAGGGAGGAATGCGACAAGCTGTTCCGTCAGGCAATGATTTCACGGGGCAACCCGTGGTGGATATACCAGCCGATGTACTGGGGGGTCAGGCTGGGGGGCTGGACAGGTTATAAAAAAGCGCCTGTGGACTATAAATTTCCGGCAGGGACAAAAACATGAGCTGCTACAACTTCCTCTATGCGATTACCATCACAGAGGGCGGAACATTTAACCAAAGGTTCCGGTGGCGTACCGGAGATCCCTTAACCCCGGTTGATTTGACGGGGTTTACAAGCCTTACTCAGATTCGCGTTAAGCCTGCTGATGAAACGCCGTTGATAGAGCTGCCGCATAAGGATTCAGCATGGGAAGCGGACGGGGAAACAGGTTTTTACCTGGACGAGAACCCTGAAACCGGAATCTACCGGCTTTACATCAATGACAACGACACGATCGGACTTTGCGCGGCGCATAAGGATATCACCGGAATTTATAATGCTTTCATGTATTCACCGGCAGGCGAAGCTGTATTTCGTCAACACGGGCCTGTCACAATTCTTGCGGCGGCAGCCCGGAAGCCCGTAACGTCATGACCAATGTTCTGACAGCCGAAGACCAGATTGTTGAAGTGGTCGGATCTTGCGAACAAATCACAGTTTACGATGCGGCAGTGCCCCAGGTGGTTGAAGTTGATTCCCAGGCTGAACTGGTGGTGATTGTTGAGGGAAATGATAATCAGGCCGTGGATGTCGTATCGCCGGTTGTTGCGTTCATGCAGGTCGATGTCCTTGAAACCGGACCCCAGGGCAGGCCCGGTACTGAAAACATAGATCTGTTGATTAAAGCTGCCCTGGCTATAGGCGGGCAGCGGGTTATCGCAACGGATGAACAGGGGATGGCGGTGTATGCGGACAATTTGACGCGGTATAAAACGGTTATCGGCATATCAACCGGGGCGGCTGTCCAGGGGGCCTTGGTGACCGTAAAACCGTTTGGAAGGCTTGAAGATCCGAGCTGGAACTGGAATCCTGCAAAGGGACTGTTTTTAGGAATAAACGGCCTGATCATGCAGGATGTAACCGATACTGGTGCAATTGTCCCGCTCGGGCATGTGGCAGGTGTGGATGCAATATTTATAACAATCAGTGAATTTGTCGAAAGGTAGGGCTCCATGGCGGGAAATCTATATTTGACTGTTTTAAATGGAATCAAAACCCTGGTGGCGGCACTGCAAACAAGCGCCGGCGCAGGGGATGCCGGAAAGCTGGTTGCGCTCGATCCAACCGGAAAAATATCAGATACGATGATGCCGGTCGGTATCGGGGCGGAAACCGCTGTGATTGCTGTATCTGAATCATTGGCAGCCGGCGACTGGGTGAACATTTATGGATCAAGCGGCGCAAAGTGCAGAAAAGCAGATGCAACGACTGCTGGAAAAGAAGCCCATGGTTTTGTGCTGGCCGCAGCGAATTTTCCAGGAGACGCCACAGTTTATGGAATATCGCAAATGAATAACCAGTTGTCAGGCCTGACACCCGGAGAAATGTACTGGCTTTCAACGACCGCGGGCCAGGGCGTGGCGACTACTCCCCCATCGGCTTCCGGAAACGTCGTGCAAAGGCTCGGAAAGGCGGTTTCAGCAACAGAAATCGTTTTTTCTCCGGATGATCCGGTTGTGATTCCTTAAAAGGGGCTTGTAATGGCGAACCGAAGACCGCTCGTAATAATTGACGGCTTAAAACAGGGGATCGGCGCAGGCGATTCCCTGGATATTGCAACCGGCCAAACTTACAATGTCGGCGGTGAGCCTCACACACACGCGGACGTTGAGGAATCCGTCACAATCAACAGGACAGACGGCGAAATAAGCTCCCTGGCGTTTGAAGGCGGCAAAACCATAACCATCAACCGGGTTGCGGGTGAAATAGTATCTGTTTATGACGGCACATACACGAAAACAATTGTAAGAGAAAATGGTGAAATAACAGAGGTAATTGTAACGTAAGGAGCTTCAAAATGCCTAAATCAACCAGTGTCTGCAACAGTATTTTAGCGCTTATTTATAACGCTACACCCTGGGCCAATATTGCCGATAACGCGGCTTCATCGCCGATCACAAACGTTCATATGGCGCTGGCGACGGACAGTTATGGGCCATCTTCCACGCTGGCCACAAATGAGGCAGCATATACAAACTATGAGCGGCAAGTTATCCCAAGATCAACTTCGGGATGGGAAGAACCTTCCGGGGGGGTAACACGAAACCAGGCAGGCGTCGAATATCCGCAATGCGGGGCAACGGGGGCCTCGATCAAGAGCGCGGCAACCGGAAAGGCTGCCGGTGCCGGTGTTATTTTTCATTACGGGGACCTCAACAGCCAGATTCTGGTAAGCAATCAGATACAGCCGCGTTTTCCTGCTGGGGCAATTACGATAACGGAGACTTGAGATATGAATATTGCAGAAAAGTTCCCTCCGCTTTATGAATGCTCTGTTTGCGGTTTGCCTGTCACGGTTGTTCCGGTGGACGGGAAAGAGCCGGAAAAGATTTTTAAATGCAGCCATACCAATGCCATTATCTGGGCGAACCGCAAGGTAACACTGATTGGAAAAGGGGACTTGACGCAAATCCAAAAGACAAAGGTCAAGGTCCGGCTGACTATCCGGCAAATTTTATCTTGGATTACCGGGAGATCCATTTGAAAACGCAAGCGGAAATTGTAGCAGCGCACGAACAAGGACGCGTTCTTTTCCGGTCTTTTAACAAGAACATCACGGTAAATACTGCGGCCGGTTTTGCCCAGGATCTGTCCGGCTTGCCGGGCAATCCGATAGCGCAGTATTTTCTGGGAGCCCCCGGTGAGGCGACTGTGATGTCACACTCCACGGTAAACAAGGGCCTGGATCACGGGCCATCGATCGCGGGATACCGAAAATATGCACACGTCGTCGATCTGATGACGGTGACGGCGGCGCTGGCGCCATCGACATTGAGGCTCTGCGATTACCTGATGTGTTATCCTTACATCGGGATGGAAACAGGGCTGCAGGAACTGGTGAACGTGCAGACTTGCCCGCGGTACGCGGCAAAAGAAGGGGTCTTTATTGCCATGATTATCCAGTTCCCGTACATCGGCGGTGCGACAGTGCAACTGGGCTACACCAATCAGGACGGCGTGGCCGGCCGGTTGACCCCGATTGTAAAACTGAATAGCAGTGTGACAGCCGGCGCTATTGCCACATCGGCGCCGACACTTGCAGGCGTTTGCGGAGACTTCATCCCGCTTCAGGGCAGAGATTACGGGGTGCAGAAAGTGGACACCATTGAATTTTTCACTGAAGATGTCGGCATTGTCTGCATCTGCCTGATGAAACCGCTTGTGAGCCTGCCGATTTACGAGGTAACAGCGCCATGCCAATATGATCTCTGGAATCATTTCGGCATGCTGCCGGAAATCCGAAACGATGCCTACTTGAATTTTATCTTAAAACCTGGAGCGACAGGAACCGGCGCCATCACCAATACGATACACGGCAATCTGACAACTATCTGGGAAGAAATATAGGGGACGGCGACTATGGGCGGCTTTGTATCCAAAGACGATGAAATCAGTAAAATGTCCAACTCGGGGAACGTGTTCTCGACGTTTCTATCCAAACAAACCAATCCGACAGCGGCGGCCGTTGCACAGGAATGGCACACGATGTTCCGCGGCGGCGGGTACCCGCAAGCAGACGCGATTTTCGATACCGGAACAAGCCTGGTTTTCCAGTCGCTGTGCGACCAGACCGCAAATGCCGGATGTATTGCCCATGGCGGCAATATCGGCCCGGATGGCGACGGGTACAAGGTGCTGACAGCAGGGCTTGCGGTGACGGCCGCTGCAACCGTTGTACCGGCAACAGCCATGCTGGTAGATGTGCTGGGCTGGATACGGGTGACGCCGGTCACCGTAACCTCGGCACAGAACGCGATTTGGGGAGAGACGTTCACGGCATCTGATTCAAGCGGGCTATTGCTGACCTATGCCCAGGACTGGCAGAATTTCAGCAAGGTGCGGTTTACATCAAGCGGGACGCTACCGACCGGGTTGAATCCGGACACCGACTACTGGCTTGTTCGTCAGTCCGCCACAACGGCAAAAGTTGCAACTTCGTTTGCCAATGCGATTGCCGGAACTGTTGTGTCGTACACAGACGGCGGGTCCGGAACCCATACATTGAAATGCGTCCTTCCCAGATCAACTGACGGGGCAAAGGTCAATGCGATTTTCTTCAATCCGCAGGCAACACCGCTCGGCGCCGGAACGCCTGGTCTTTCTCTGGGATACACCAATGCGGTCGGCGTGGCTTCACGGGCAACACCCTCAACGCCGTCTCTTCCGATCGGTAAGACGGCTGCGACAAACAGCCTCATTCTGCATTCCGGAGCAACCGGAGCAGGCAAATACGGGCCGTTTGTTCCGCTCCAGGCGGCGGACACCGGTATCCGGTCGATTGAAACCATCCGAAACACTGCCACTTACACATCCGGCATGTACTCGGTTGCGCTGGTGCGGCGGCTGGCGATCATCCCCGTTCAGGTTTTAGGACAAGCTGTTATGGTGGATTTTACCAGCAATATGTATCCGACCTACCCGCGAATCGATGACGGGGCGGCGCTTTACTGGCTGCTGAAATCCGGTGTTGCAACCCCTGCCAACGCAGCCATTGATTTTGACCTGAATTTCGGGTGGTCATAATGGGGATTCTCGGCAGCAACTTCAGACTGAACCTCGGGGTTCACCGGCCTATCGGGGATGTGATGAGCCGGACGCCGGGGGTGTTTGCCCGGTATAGCGCGCACTGCAATACCAGAAGCCAGGACGGAAACACAACTGTACTGGCAACAGAGGCGATACCGCGAGGCGGATATCCCCCAGCGGCTTTTTATCCTCCCCAGGTTGTGGGGGATATGAGCTTTGCCATGTCCGGCAAAGGCGCACTTACAGCGAGTTTGTACGCCTCAAGATCCATGACGATTGACCTGACCGGCGCCGGAACGCTCGAAGCGGATGCCGGGCTTGTGGTCTCGATGCTGCTGGCACTTGCTGGAAGCGGCGATCTTTCAGCGACCATTGTCGGGCAATCCAACATGAGCATTGACCTTACCGGAGGCGGCGGGCTATCTGCAACGATAGCGGGAATTGCTCACATGATAATTGACCTGATGGGTGCCGGGTCCCTCGAAGCAACAATATCAGCTTACGGCAACATGGCTATCGATATCGTTGTGATCGGCACCGGGCTTTCCACGGCCAATGTGGGACAGGCTGTGTGGGAATCAATACTAAATGGCGATATAACGGCAAAAGACGCCCTGCTTGCTGCCGGTTCCGCCGGAGATCCCTGGATAACCGAACTGCCCGGAAACTACACGGGCAGCTCTGCCGGTGCCCTGGTGAAGAAAATTGAAAAAATCATCAAGGATAACCAGGCACTGATACTGGCCAAAAAATGACATCGGGTTATAACGTTATTGTATCCGCTATATGTCCAAATCTCGACCCACCTCAGTTATGCCCGGACTTCGAACTTACCTCGCCTTGACACTCTCGGACCTGTTCCCGTTAAGAGAAACCTTCTGCACCCGGATCACGCCGGCAGATTCGAAAACAAAAGCTCCTGGCCCACTAAATCCAACTGCTGCACATCGACTGCCGCGAATTTGTGCTCTCCTGCTGAATAACTGGATTAATTGGCTGTGTGATCATTCCATCGGGCGCCTATTCGGAATAAGTCATTTCGTTTGACAGAAATGGCAACATTATCATAGGGTATTTTAGGGAAAATGTTGGAATATGTCTGAAGGAGCGGTCACGAGAGTCAATGATATCATTCGTATAGTTAAAAATGGCCAGACTCATGATTATATGCAAGTATGGTTGAGTTTTAAGACGCTGTTTTGCTCCACTTTGGTCATGAAGCTAAAAAATGGTTTTTTACCACTATACTGCCACATCAAACGGCGAAGAACCGATTAAAATTCAGGAATTCTGGCAGCAACTGATTGATAAGGTCGATTAGAGGAAACTGTGTATAATTATCGTAAAGATGTGTCCTGTGTCGATCTCTTCTGCGGTGCCGGAGGCTTGACGTACGGCTTCGCTAGAGAAGGACTCCGAGTTAAGGCTGGCATAGACCTTGATCCCACCTGTCGCTATCCATTTTCTGCCAACAATGATTCCACATTTATAGAGCGAGATGTTTCACAAGTCGATGTATCCGAAATAATAGAACTTTACTCACCGAACACGATCTGGGTATTAGCGGGATGCGCCCCTTGTCAACCGTTTTCGACCTACAGTCAGCGATATGACACGAGGACGGATCAAAAGTGGGGCTTGCTTTACGAATTCGAACGGATAGCTGAAGGCGTCATGCCCGATATCGTGACCATGGAGAATGTACCTACCATTAAGCGCCACAAGGTATTTAGCGATTTCGTGAAGGCTTTGAAGCGGCGGAGCTACGAAGTGTGGCACGATGTTGTGGACTGCGCAGCATATGGCGTACCGCAGTCTCGCCAGCGAATGGTTTTACTCGCGTCTCTGCATGGGTCGATAAGCTTGATCGAACCCCTCAGAGACGATTCGAGATACAAGACAGTCAGGCAGGCCATCGGACGGTTGCGCCCCATCGGTGCGGGAGAATCAGATCCTAAGGATGAGTTGCATGTCGCTTCGACGCTTTCTGCCAAGAATATGACTCGGATGCGTGCATCCAAACCTGGCGGAACCTGGCGGGACTGGCCGCGACATCTCGTTGCGAACTGTCACAAAGCAGATTCGGGGCGTACCTATCCCAGCGTATATGGGCGCATGGAGTGGGATAAACCTGCGCCGACGATCACGACGCAATGCTACGGGTTCGGCAATGGACGATTCGGTCATCCTGAACAGGACAGAGCGATATCCTTACGCGAAGCAGCAATACTCCAAGGCTTTCCTAAGAGCTATAAGCTCGTACCGCCACGTAAAGAGGTTCATATCAAACTCGTCGGACGACTGATAGGCAACGCCGTACCCATTGATCTCGGGCGAGCTATAGCTAAGAGTATCGCCCGGCATATAGATGAGCGAAATGTGAGCCCGAAACACTATAAGTAAAAGACGAATTGCAAACGTTATGCAACGTGAAACAGGGGGACCTGATTGAGCAAAAACGTCGACGTTAAGAGGGAAATGAAATCGAGGAGTCGGATCCCTTTGACCCGTTCGGAGATCATGAAACGAGTAAAAAACAAGGATTCTGAAGCGGAACTCGCTCTTCGATCGGCCCTCCATGCGGTAGGGTTGAGATTCCGGCTTCATCGTCGCGTTGAAGGCGTAACAGTTGATATCGTCTTCCCCAGACCGAAAGTTGCCGTTTTCGTCGATGGTTGCTTCTGGCATGGCTGCCCGGAACACGCCACATTTCCGAAATCCAATCAGGATTATTGGCTGCCCAAGCTCGCTGAAAACATGGAGCGAGACGAACGCCAGTCGAATCGTCTGAAAGAATCGGGATGGAAAGTCATTCGTGCGTGGGAACACGAGGATTCGAAACTCGCAGCGGAGAAGATCGCTCGCATCGTCAGGAGCCAAGACCAAGTCGGAGATGGTTGGCGACGAAGCCGAGACGAACGGGGTGGACGATGTCGGTGAAGGACCGCCAGTGGCAAAAATGGACCGTGCAGGATTGGAACGAAGCTCTATTCGAGCACTTCTTCCTTGATTCCGATGGCGAAGATCGCCCCGTCCACCGCATCCCGGTCACCGGAGACGAACTTCTCAAAATCGTCGGGGATCCCACCGGGGACGCCGACGAGGTCCAGAAGGCCTTTCTGACGGTTATTCGAACCTCCTCGCACATCGAATTCAATCACAGAATCTCTCGATACCCGACTGATCCGCAAGTCGGGTGGAGAGGCGCCGGAATCCCTCCCTTCTTCGCAGAACTAGCATTCTCATGCCTCGTCGCTTCTCCATCGGATGGCGAGATACGGGATGAAGGGAACTTTCGGAGCAGGCTTGCGTTGATAATGAATCACGATCTATCCTCAGCCAAATACCCCCTCGATACTCTCGCCACGCTGTGGAAGGCATTCGGCCGCTGGCTTAATACGAGGCGGGCCGCGGGGAGCCGGTATCGCAGACTGGAACTACCTCCACCCGATCACCGGGTTCGAATCGGATATTCGATCAAACTCGCGTTTCCATCCCGCAAGGACATGGAGAACCTGATCAGGGTCTTGTCGTCAAAAGGGTTGACAGCCGATCCGCCGATACCGACGGTCTTAGCCTTGGTCGGGAAAGCATACCACAACTTCAGCCCCGGGTTCTGCGCATCGTACGATGAGTTTCGGTTCGCCTATCGAACCCGCAAGACAGATCTTGATCAATATCCATTTTGGGGGGCAATCCGCGAAGCGCTGGATAGTGTCGAAGACGCCCGACCTGGTGCCGCCGAGGACGCCGCCGTTCTATTGCTCGTAATGGAGCCTGGGGGCATGGTTCTCCTTTTGAGCGATGCACAAAGAGAATTGGTCAAGGGTCAACTGTCGTTCGTCAAAGCCGACACGCCCTATGGGGAATTCCGAAATGTCCTCTGTGTCGGAAGAGACTTCGAACAGGGTATCCAGAATGCTACACACATGATGCTACAAGGGCAATATAGGGGGCACCTGACTGGCAAGGGATGGTCCTCGATTCGCGTAGCCATAGAGCAGGGTGTCCTCCTCTTCATGAAAACCGAACGACTGTCCTGGGAACTCGTATTCACTCTGCAGGAGGAGGAGGGAGACTATCAGGTGCTCATCAAGGATTCCCTGGCACCGGCCCTTCTCTCTGCCTACCACGAAGATCGACCCCTCCATCCGAGAGCGTCTCGTTATCCAGGCTGGAAGACGTTGGGACGCTTTCGTGGAAAATGGCTGGCTTCGTTGAGTTACGACGACACAAGCCCTCTCGCCGGGATACGCTGCCTGCAACCGACGGTTCGCGGAGCGCGGTTGTCGCTCGTCGGCGGTTGTTCGATTGACGGTGGCTATCTGGGAATCCCCGAGTGCCTCCCCTCGGTTCGGGCGCCCTTTTCCACCAAGGTTGAGTTGGTCCCACTGGAACCTAAACGATGCGGTGACTTCCTTCGCCTCGCCAGACTTGCGCCCGATTCGGTGGAGTTCGCATTCCCCAGCGACTTTAAAACCACCCTGGAGGGCCACTTTTGTTTCGTTGGAAGTGTCGACGATCGCGTCTTGGTTCGAAAGGAAGTCGTCTTCCGACCGGACATCGTCGTGAACGATTATGCCCGGCCTACGAATCCAGATGCATGGCTCGTTGAGGCGGGAGGCCCGGACATCATTACTTTCGCAGAGTCGTGCAGGAGGGAAAGGGAGAACATTGATCGATCGGGGGCAAAAGAAAACGGTGGTCGTGACGGAGGAACACCGTCCACCGAAACCAGCGTGCAGTCACTTTCAAAGACGGGGATTCTTGACTGGCAACGATTCATCTCACCAATTCTGCCAGGATTCCACACCTGCGGGGATTTGGACGATTTCAGAGCCACTGGTCGCCTCATGGAGATCTACGGCGGGCTCGCAATGCGGCGAAGGGGCCTTCCAGAAGCGGAGTTCCTGGAGTTCCTGCAAAAGACGCTGACGGTGGATCGATACCGGTTATGGGACGTGGTCCGTGCCTGGGTCGAGGCAGGATATCTTGACAGATTGATGTCCCGGAACTGGCAACGGACGGAGTACTTTCCGCGCATCCCTCGGTTCGTATTGGATCAAAATGGCTCTCAGGTGAGAGGGGCACTGCCTGGCTTGGCTACGAGCTCTCTTCGCAGGCGCGTGGATGTCGACCTTTTGGAAAGGGGCGCCAAGCGAATCGAGACCCTTTCCTTTTCCGAGTGGCTTCCACCGATCCCCATGTGGGTAGCTCAAGATGCCAAAGCATTCGAAGAGGTGTCTCGATCCCTTGCGCTGGAGGAGCCGACGTGGGTTCGACCGATAACAGAAGCCCTCTGGACCCTCTCGAAGGTCACTTCCTGCAAGCAGGATCCACCTCGATTCTACTATTGCTGGGGTTGTTGGGATTGGAAGCGGGGAGGGTTCGTGAGGGAAACCAAGCCTTCGGGTCATGGGGTCGAGGTGATTCGCTTCCTTCACAGGGAGAGACCGCCCTTCTACCAGGTACTGGCGGATGGGGAACACGTGTGGTGGAGCATGTCGCGGAACTGGGCGTTGCTGCTGGCCCATGATCTCTTAGGCGTGCCGTGCTTCGCGCTATTCGGGTCCGAACAGGTCGTTCGGTCGGTCAGGGGTCAGGTCCATCTGCCGCTCCCAATCGCTCGGTACCTTGCCGTCACGTGCCCGGTCTCGTCTGGGCCCGTATGCGATCGACCCGGCGCATATTGCTACCAGTTCCGAGATTCGTCGGAGAGGTCTCGTATAGCTGCGGCCATTTGGGGTGGCACTAAGATCCCGGTCGAGGAGTTGAGACGATGGGGCCGGTGGATGCTTGATTTATCGAAGCGTCCGCCCGCGAATTTCGACGGTCGCTCCATACCGTTGCCCACATCGGTCAAGCTGGAACTCGACCGATTTCCGGACGTCCCTGAGTTCCAGGAGTTATCTCGCAGCAGGTTCGACCTTTCTCTCCTTCCAAGACTGAGAGATGGGCTGTCTCGCTTAACCAAGGATAGGGGGGATTGAGATGTCCGACGTCGTCTACATCGGTCGGGTCAAGTGGGTGTTCGAGAACGACAAGAAAAACTATCGACACGCGACCGTGGTGCCTCTAATCCAATCGTCCGATGACCAGAAGCGTTGGATCGGATCCATTGAAGAACTAGTGGTCGAGTTCCCGGCAAGAGGTTTCGTGAACTGGCACGATGCCCCCAAAGGGTTGGAGGTGGGTGATTACCGCCAGTTCGAAGTAGAACGCCACCCGTTCTATGAGAGGCAACCAGACAAAGAAGAATTCCAGATTCGGAACCCCAAGTACCCGACGGAGATCATCGACCTTAGGGAAATCGGATCGGAACGCGACATCCGAATTCTCATGACGAGCAAAGGAGTGTTCCTGAACGAAAGGCCCCTCGTCGAGCGTTGCTTGCTATGGATCCGCGACGAGAAGTGGATCGGCCCCGTTGATTTGCTCCAGAGAACCGGTACCAGTTCCTGGGTTATGGCTCCCTCGCAGCTGCTTGATGCGATCCGTTGTTGGAAGGTCCCAGTCGTCGCCATTCAACAAGTAGAACTAGAGGGGACGAGATACCTGCTGACCCCGAATCAGGATACCCTCGGACAGCACATGGGTTTCGTCACATGGGAAGAAGACGAGATCTTAGCTAAACGAGTGTTGAACCGACTCCAGAAACGGGACAAAAAGACCGCAGAGGCTTTGAAGATTTCGAAAGATGTTTTCAAGACATACGTTGACATCATAGTAAAGGCTGGGCTCGTAGGTTCTGAACTTGATCAGGAGCTATCCTTCAAAGAGCGTATTCAAGAAATACTGGATGTCCTCGCGAAAAACGAAGAACTCTTGGACGAAGCCGCTAGCGTTTGTTTCGCTATCGGCCCAGTCAAACAAGAGATAGAGGAGAAGGCGAAAAAGGAGTACGAAAAGAAGCTTTCGGAGCTTGAAGAACGGCTGGACACCGATCTCGCCGCCAAGAAGCATGAGATCGAGGACGCCGAGACCGATTTAGAGGAGAAGAGATCACAGCTTGATTTCTTGCAGAATCGCATCACAACCGCCGAGCAGAAGTTGGCCGAGCTGGTGGACCAGTTCGACACCGAGTTAACCGAGAAACTCCGAGAAGTCGCCGCGAAGCCTGAACGGCTGTTTGCAGAGATGGCATTCATCGGGGCTATTTCGTCGGCTTTCCGGCCTGCGATTTCCGCTGCATCACGAGGAACTCCCCGCGCAAAGCACATTCTCGTGCCAGACGTCCCGGCTTTACGAGAACCGAACGCCTTGGTGGGGGAGCTCTCTCAACGACTTTTAAGCATTGGTGTCTCACCGCAGGTCGGACAGACTCTCCACTGCGCTTTGTCGTCTGGCATCGTACCTGTCGTTATCGGGCCCGATGGCCTCGACGTGGTCCGCTCATATGCCGATTGCATTTCAGGGGGTGTGCTCCACTGGATTCCAGTCAGTGGAACGTTTTTTGAGCCCGCCGACCTGCTGGGAAGGATCAATCCATCTTCGCGCTCCTTCGTTCCTCACCCCGGCGGCTTGCTCGATTTGCTCCTTGACGATTCGGATGCTGTTCATCTCGTGGTCTTGGAAGGGTTCAATCGGGCCGCCTCGGATGGGTATTTGCTCCCGCTAGTCCAGTCGCTTCAAGACGCAGCCGAAGGACGCTGTCAAATTACCGTTCCACTCGTTCCGCAAGGCTTCTCAAGAGATGGAGATCCCTATGGTGCAGCACGCCGCGTCGCCTGGCGCCGTAACGTCCTCCTAGTGTTGAGGCCCACTTCGGGAGCCTCCGTGTTGCCCGTACCCCGTGAGCTTTGGACGCATTGTGTCGTGATAGATACCGAGTCGGCAGCGGGCTTGGTCAAATTGCCACCGAAACAGGCGACCCGCGTGACCAAGATGGACTGGGACAGATGGTTCGATCAATCACTGTCTCTCTCTGAACCACTGGAGAGACTCTCGAAACATCCCAAGGCGCGCACTCCTCTGCCTCGCTGCATTCGTCGAAAAATCGAACGCATCTATGGGGCAGGAGTGGCACTCGGGTTGAACTCGGACAGGGCGACCGACCAAGCCCTCAAGGTCGGCTTGGTGCCCTATCTCGTGACATGCGACGAGCCGCTGGCCGAGTGGTCGAAGGTCTTGGGGTTCGAACTGGACGAACAGAATAAACGAGTCGAAAACATCGTAAGACAGCTGGAGGAGTGACAAATGCAAGATCCGATCGGCGGTTTTGAACGCATCAGGGACTTCTACATCACCTACACCGAGACCGCGTTCCGGATACGCGATCCTGGGGTGACGAGAGAACGACGTGACCTCCTCGAATCCCCGGGCTCGCTCTGCACGGAACCACTGTTGGAGCCGATCCCCCGGTACGAGCCAGACTACCTGATTGAGTCCTTGGCTACCGACGTTGCCGAAGATCCCAGGGTTCCGGGTTTCTCTCCGCAGGCCCGGCGGGCCTTCGTAGACCTTACCCTTTCCGGCCTCCTGGATGGCAATGTCACCGAGGAGGGGAAGCGGGTATCCTCGTTCAAGATCTACGAGCATCAAGCAACGATGCTGAAAAGAGGTGTCCAGGAGGGGCTGCCGGGCATCGTGACTTCGGGCACTGGATCCGGGAAGACCGAAGCCTTCTTGCTGCCGATCTTCGCTCGGATCGTCAAAGAGGCCATCGGCTGGCCTGCGCCTAGAGACGGTTTCCTGAAGAATCGTTGGTGGCAGCGCCCGGACAGCCGACCGTACGCTAAGTACACGGAGATCCCCGAGCATCTGCGACCGTCGAAGAAACGCCCCGACTCGACTCCCTTTCGTATCCAGCGGGAAGGCGAACATCCGGAGAGGCCGAAGGCGCTTCGTGCGATCGTATTGTACCCCATGAACGCTTTGGTCGAAGACCAGATGACACGTATCCGCGTCGCCTTGGATTCGGACGAGGCTCGTGCGTCCATGGACGAGCACTTCAAAGGGAACCGGATTTTTTTCGGCAGGTATACGAGCATGACGAAGGTCACAGGATTCCACGTACATCCCAGGCCGAACGTCGACGAGGTAAATGGTCAACCGGAATACGGGAGGCGCACCAGAAAGCTCCAGGAACTGTTCACCGCTTGCGTAGCGATGCAGGAAACCCAGGAGAGGGCGCGAGAGATCGACGGGAAAGGCGGCGGAGAGGACGAGGAAGTTCGCTATCTGTTCCCATCGGTTGATGGGGGCGAGCTGACGAGCCGGTGGGACATCCAGGAAACGCCTCCGGACATCCTGATCACGAACATCAGCATGTTGAACGCGATCCTCGCCCGGGAGGTGGATTCTCTGATCATCGACAAGACTCGTGATTGGATCACAACCAACGACGACGCTTACTTCTACCTCGTTCTAGACGAGTTGCATCTCCAGCGGGGGTCGGCTGGTACTGAAGTCTGCTATCTCCTGAGGTTATTGTTCATGCGCCTCGGACTCACCGACCCCGCACATCGTCACAAACTTCGGATCCTCGCGTCCAGTGCATCGTTGCCAACCGAAGGGAAGAGCGGTGAGGACAGCCTACAGTATCTCTGGGACATGTTCGGGGTCCACGGAACCTGGTCGAAGACTTCGGGCCGTCCGTCCGACCCGAATGCCGTCTGGAAGGAGTCCATTGTGCCAGGCCGTTCGGTGGACGAGGTTCCATCGGGCAGACACCGCCTTGATCCGACCCCGTTTCGGGCGTTGCTGGACGCCAGCAGGGCGACGAGTCGCGACGTTGCCAAACTGGTACCCCCCTCAACCGCCGAACCCCTCTGGAGAGATGTCCATGCGGCGCTGTTCCAGCGCGTCAGCCCGCCCGAGATCCGGGAATTGGTCGCAGCCTGCTCGGTGGAAGCGGCGAGGCGGGTTGCTCGGGCGTGCTGGTCGGAAAGCGAAGGCCGCTACCGGGCCAAGACGGTGTCCGACCTGGCCGAGAAGCTCTTCGGAAGCAGGGAAGGCGGCTGGAGCGTAGCACTCCAGGGTCTCCTACTGGTGCGCGGTGCGGTGGAACTATTCTCCGGTTGGTGGCCGGACTCGATGGTGCCAAACGCATCGTCGTTCAGGGTACACACATTCTTTCGCAGTATTGAGGGACTCTTTGCAGCCGTCAGCGACTCGTCGAGCATTCCCAAGGAACACCAGAGCCCTCAGCGCGTGATCGGACCGATGACTGTGGACCGCGGGGTTCGGTTCCAGAAGGTCTCCGATGGCGGAGTCGGCAATCGTGTCGTCGAGTTGGTCTACTGCGAATGCTGTGGGGAGCTGTTTCTGGCTGGATCTAAAGGAGAGGATCCCAAAGGGGAGTTCGTGGAAATGCTTCCCTGCGAGCCGGAGCTGGAGGGTTTGCCGGACTCGGCAGCACAGCAATTCTTCGAGGACCTCAGCGCAAAGGAGTTCGCCCTCTTCTGGCCCACCGAGAAGAATCCGCTCTTCTGGCCGAATGCCGATAGAACCCCAGAGGACCCTCAAGTCGGGGTGTGGAAGAAGGCCGTCTACGACCCTCGTTCTGCAAGGGTCAGATTCACCTCTGTGACGTCCGGTTCTGTGACACCCGGGTACGTCCGGGGTTTCTTTTACCACCGCGACGAGGCAGGCAAGGACAGTCACAAACGCAATGGTTCGGCGCCCGGGACCGCGGTCCCCTACGAGTGTCCTTCCTGCGCCAGCGATTACAGCGGAAGAGACCTACGGTTCCGGCTTTCACCGATCAGGAACTTTCGGGCTGGCTTCGCAAAGACGACACAACTCCTTTCGACGGAGATGTTCGGACTCCTCCGAATCGAAGAAGTCACTCCCAAGTTGGTGTCCTTCTCCGACAGCAGACAAGATGCCGCGCGAGCCGCTCTCGACATCGAAGCGCGACGACATCAAGACCTGTGGAGGGAACTGCTCGTACGCGAGTTGCGAAAGGTGGACGCCGCAAGACCCCAGAAGGAGGACTTGGAGCGTAGGATCAAGGAATTGACGGTACAGATCCCCCAAGCTTGGACGTCGGGTGAGCCGGGTAGCACCGATAAGGCAATGGCCCTCACGGAAGAAATGAAGTTTGCTTCGGACGCCCTCAAAAAGGCGAACCGGGACGAGATCCCTCTGTCGGAGGTCTTGGAATCGAACAAAGCCACTGGCGATTTCTTCATGCGCCGTGAAGACGGCAGGAAGCCCCTGAAGCCCATGCTCGCTGGTTTCGTGGGGATCGGGGTCCATCCCGTTTCCCCTACCGGTGTTGGGTGGATCCAGGCCGAGGGAGACAAGTGGTACACATGGGAGAAGCTCTTCACCATCGACGCCGCCAAACGTGCCGACTGGCGGGACTACACCACGGATTCGGCGCAGATCAACGTGAACACCGCCCGGCACGGACTCGTGTCCAAGGCGCAGAAGCTTGTCACCGAAGTGATCTTCAACAAGACGTACTTCTCCTTAGAAGAGACCGGGCTCGGATATCCCTGTGTGCCCAGCCAGTTCCCACCCGAGCGGCGGACCGTGCTGGACGCATTCCTCCGAGTTCTCGGGGATGCCTATCGTTTGTCCGACAGCCCTTGGGCCAATAAACCCTCCGACTACTCCGCCGAGTGGAGTTCCTCTGCAGAAATTGGGCCGAAACACAGGGTGCGCAGATTCTCGCAGGCTATCTGGTCCGACGACGACCTGGTGAACGAAGAACTCGACCGTGTATTGGAGGACCTATCGCTTGCGGGGCACAAGGGCGGCTACGTTTCGACTTCTGCCCTGTACTTTCGCCTCGTGGGCGACGATCACCCGTTTTGGAGGTGCCCCAACTGTGGTCGGGTCCACTTGCATCGTGGAGCGGGTCGATGTACACGTTGCCAGGAGGCGCTGCCGGAAACGGCCGACGGGAAGGCACAGGACCTTCGCCGGACCAGCTTCCTCGCGAAACGAATCGAGCGAGACGATCGCACCTTCCGGTTGCGCTGCGAGGAACTGACGGGCCAGACGGACGATCCAGCCGATCGACAGCGCCGTTTCAAGGGCATCCTCATTGAAGACGACCCAGAGCCCTTGTTGGAATTAGCTCGGGTCGTGGATCTGCTGACCGTCACCACCACGATGGAAGTCGGGATTGATATCGGCCCGCTGCGCGCCGTCTTCCAGGCGAACATGCCGCCACAGCGGTTCAACTACCAGCAGCGTGTGGGGCGTGCCGGTCGACGCAAGCGTGCCTACTCAATGGCGCTAACGATCTGTCGTAGCAAGAGCCACGATCTGCATTACTTCTGGCACCCGGAGTCGATCACCGGCGACGATCCCCCGCCACCGTTCCTCACGAAGTCCCAATCGACCGCAGCCCTGCGGTTCGTTCGCAAGGCGTGGATGTGCAAGGCCTTCGAGAACATACGAAACGACTGCCAATCAAAGGGGCTTCCTTATCCGGGAGACAACATTAAACCACCCGATATCCACGGCGAGTTCGTACCCATGCGAATGTTCTTTAACCATACACTCGGATGGAAGACGAGGCTACGGAATGAGCTGGAGGCGACCAAGGCATATCGCCGGAAGGTCCAAGACATACTTTTCGAGGACTCCAGCCTGGTCTCCGATTCGACACCCGAGTCCTATGACGTCGGCGACCTGCTCAAGGAGATCGCCGATGTGCAGGGCTCTGGAATCGAAGAGCGAGGCCTTGCGCACACCCTTGCCGAGGCGGGTCTCCTTCCCATGTATGGGATGCCCACGCGAGTGCGAAACCTTTACTGCAACCACCAACGCCAAGACAAGGAGGTGCCGAACCGAAGATGGGAAACCATCGACCGCGATCTGGATTTGGCGATCTATGAATTCGCTCCGGGCTCGGTGCTCGTGAAGGACAAGCTTCAGCATCTGTGCATCGGTTTCACCGGACCAATAACCGATTTCCGGGACTGGGCACGGAAGGGGACCACGATCCCTGTCTCCCCGATGGGTCCAGCGTTTACGGAATCCTTTTGGATGGTTCAGTGTACGAAGTGTGGGGCTTGGAGCCGTTTCCTGTCGAAACCCGAACCGGGGGAACAGGAGTGTGGGGCATGTGGCGGCATGGTGGATCGCCAGCGTGCAACGGAATGCCGGGTTCCCAGCGGATTCAGAACCGATTTTTCCCCCCGTTCGTTCGACGACGAAGTTGTCGAATCCCGTAAGCACAGGTCGCTCACGGCTGAGGGAATGCCTCTGCGAATGAGCGACGATCCGAACTCGAACCTGTCGTACAGCTGTGAAACAAAGAGTCGGACCTACCGTCTCAACCGCGGCAGGAGGGTCGAGGACGACTCGGCGCGATGGGAGGGCTTCGGGGCATCTGGCGGCAGCGAGAGACTCAAACGCGCGCGTCAATGTCTTCTTAATGGCCAATTCATTGGAGATGGACAATCAACCCACGGCGATTTCCAGCCCGATCCAGCTGCCGACTCTTTCAATGGGATATGGCTCGCCGCCCCCAAGACGACAGACTCCCTCTTCGTTGCTCCCAAATTGGTTCCGCAGGGGCTCAGACCGAACCTCTGGGGGTCCGAGATCGAACGAGATCCGGCGATCCGTGCGGCTGCCCTCTCCGCCACGTTCATCCTGGTGCATCGCGCTGCGCTCGAATTGGACGTGGACCCAGACGAGTTCGACGTCGTCGAGCCTCGCATGGGGAAGCCGGGAGGCAGATCTGCGGTTCCTATCCTCCAGTTCACGGACCACCTGATCAACGGGGCAGGGTTCTGCGAACGTCTGGCTAAGACGGAGGATAGTGGCTCTCCCATGATCGCAAAATTGATCGGATCAATCATCCAAGACGAACACGAATACCCCCTGAAGGACTTCTTGAAAATCGAGACGAAACCGAATCAATACGATCACCGGGAACAGTGCGATCAATCTTGCTATCGGTGTCTCCAACGCTATGGGAACCAGATGTACCACGGGTTGCTCGACTGGCGTTTGGGGCTCGACTTCCTCCAAATGATGCACGATCCCGACTACAAGTGCGGATACGACGGCAACTTCGAGGGTCCTGCTCTTGAAGACTGGCCGAAACTTGCAGCACGATACGCCGATGAGATGATCCGTTTCGAGATCGGCAAGGGAGAGGTCAAAAACGTTGGTGGATTAGTCGCCTTCCGGTTGGGCGATGAACCGCACTGGTCCATAGTGGTGCACCCATTGTGGGACACGGATGCCATGCCGGGAATCGTTGAGGATGCCTGGAACGCCCTTGATGGGCTCAAGGTCAAGCGGGTCTTCTCTAACACCTTCGAATTGGCCAGACGTCAGATCAGGGAGCGGCAGCGGTTGCTGACCCGAAAGACATGGAAGGACGCTTGA